ATGAAGTACCCAACAGTAAGATTTGTGTTTGACCGGAAACACACAGCAAGCAAGACAACAAAAGGAACCGTTCAGATAGAAATATTATTTGAACGGAAAAGGAAATGGATTAGTACAGGCGTTAGGCTATATTCCGACCAATGGAGTGAAAAAAACAAAGTCAAGAATACAGTTCAATCCATAGACCTGAACGAAAGACTCGATGCGCAGATACAGAATATAAACGAATTTATCAACTCCCTTATAAAGAATAAGGAGCCCTTTAACTTTGAAAAGCTGGAGCATTTCCTAAAGTATTCACAGCAGAAAGAGAGTTTTCTTGACTTCATAAAGCGCCGGGTAAGCGAAAGAACAGATTTAAGAAAGGGAACTTTAAACACCCATGCCACATTAATTAACTCTCTGGAAGAATTTGGTAGAATCGTTTATTTTTCCGACATAACAACGGCCAACATAATGTATTATGACGATTTCCTACATAAGAAATATAATAAACAGACCACCGTTCATGGCTATCATAAACGCTTGAAAAGATATATAAATGAAGCTATTAAATATGAGTTGTTAAAAGACAACCCATATAATAGGCTCAAATTTGACCGCGGAAAAAGCGAAGGAATAAAATACCTTACCATAGACCAAATAAAGCAAATACAGAACTTAGAAATAACATCAGAAAGCATTAGTAAGGTTAGAGACTTATTCGTCTTCCAATGCTTCACCGGTCTGTCTTATGCAGATTTGTCCAAATTCGATTTCTGCGGAGTAATCAAGAAAGGAAGCAAATTTTTTATTAGAGATATTAGAATAAAAACAGAAGAAGAATACTTTCTTATGCTCCTAAAACCCGCAATGGAAATATTGAGAAAATACGACTTCAAGCTACCGATAATAAGCAATTACCAATATAATTTAAGGTTGAAAGTCGTTCAGGAAATTGCAAGGATAAAGCAAAGCCTTCATTCCCACATGGCAAGACACAGTTTTGCGGTAATGGCTCTGAATATGGGCGTATCAATCGAAAACCTTGCCAAAATGATGGGACATACAGATATAAAGACAACCCAGATATACGCGAAGGTGCTAAACAAGTCCGTGCAGGAAGAATTTGAAAAGATGGATAGCAAGTTATAACCCAAACAACCCAGTGGGTTAAATTCAACCCAAAACAAGTGAAAAGACCCACTGGGTTATAAAATCATTCTTACCCTTCAACAAACTCTTTTAATCTGTACAGTCTGTCAATTGACGGGTTATAAAACGGGTCAGGGAAATGCTGGTTTATATCGTGTATATTCGCCTGTATGTATTTCTTTACGTCGAATATATTCTCCGATTCGCTTAACTCTATTTGAGTGGGCAGTTGAGCCGTTAAAGCCCAATGAACAATAGCCTTTACACTATCTTCGTCGTATGCGTATTTAATTTCTTGTGCCATTCTATCTTATATCCTCTGAGTAAACCTCTTCTCCGGTTTCATTACACACGATTGAGACGATTCCTCCCTTATAATCCCCGAAATATGATTCATTGGTACCATTATAGGCTTCTATATAATTTTTGCAGTACTCGAATGATTCGTTAAAACCCTTGTTATTAGAGTCATTGGAGTCATTGAAATATACATCGTAAGTTTTCATAACCTTGTTTTTAATTGTTTGCAAAAATACCGTTTATCCTTCTTTAATTCATCTTATACAGCATGTTTTAAAGCATATTATTTAAATCCATTGAAATATCCCATTATTTTATCTGATAATTCACGCAGCCCGCAGCATATATACGTTTCGGTCATCGTTACACTGGAGTGCCCTAACATTCGGCTGATAGAATACAAGTCCGCACCTCTTAAATATAAGTTGGTTGCGCAAGACTTCCGGGCGGAATGCGAAGAAATAAATTCCCACTTTTCACCGGTTATATATTCGCCCGCCTGGTACAGCTTTATACGCTTGTTTATCCCACATCGCCGGCATATACTTCTTATTGTGTCGTTAAAGGTTACATCCGAAACCTTTCGTTCATTGATACCGTATTCCCGGTTTTCTTTCAATATCCGGAGCACAGCAGGAGCCGCTGGTATCTCCGCTTTAATCTTGGTTTTCCGTGAAACATATATTAGTCTTCCGTCTACTATGTTGTCCTCTGTAAATTCTATATAATCCGAATGCCTGGCGCCTGTAAGGCAACCGAGCAAAAAGCAGTTTTTTACAGCGCGTTCCGTTTCATTAATCGGATTATACGCCAATAACGTTTTTATCTCGTCATCCGTTAGCCACGTACTTTGCGTAGCGTCCTTTTTTAAGGTCAATATAGCCTCAAAACCTTTTGGAAAAGAATACATATCGCTGTACAGGTTAAGAATTGATTTAAGCATAGCGCAATAGGTTTTAGCGCTATTGGTGGCTACTCTTTCATTAAGAGCCTGAACAAAGTTGTACAACCTCGGTTTTGTTATGCTGTCGAATGTACATTCCACTTCGTTAACCTCTTCATACACCCGCAACACCTTTCCGTATTGCGGGTATTTCTTCAAAAACACTTCCTTTAAAGTCTCCATATTATTCACCTGATTTATTATCTTTTGTTTTTCCTATCGCCATGGCAATTCCTATTAAAACAGATGTAATAACCAGCGCCGGGCTGATGTTCCATAATATCACTACCAGAACAATTGCCCAAAGTATAAAACCTAAATACATATTATTTCCTCCTTGTTTTAGTTATTAGAAAATTTGATTTGCTGTTTCTCCCAATCGTATGTAAATGTGGCTGCATGGCGTTCACGGTCGTACACAAACACTTGATAACCTATTTGTCCGTAACAGCAAAATAATGGTTGTGTACGCAGCATTATGCCGTTCCATGCCTTACCGTTCAGATACTTTTCCCATGCGAATTTTCCTGCCTCAATGGCGTTTTTTAATCTGTTCATATCTTTAAAATTTATCTGATTCATCGTTTATAAATTCCTTGATTCTCTCTATATCGGTACCGCTGATAAACAACACGGCACCGAATAACAATAACATAACGCCTAACATACATTTATACGAACTGGTCTAACTCTTTTTCAAGTTCCGCCCGGTCGGTTTCCGGGAACAGTTCTAAAACCAGATTCAAGGCCCCGCAATAGTCGCACCCGTATTCCTCTGTATCCATCAACCGCAACACCATTGTACACGGAATACTTTTGACATTATCAAATTCCGGATTATATATTTTTGTATTAAGCAATTCGCGTTCATTTATAACAATATCGTTGGCCTTCATATTCTTTTCCTCCATCAATTAATTAATAAATAACATACGCTATATGAACCGCTTTTTTGCCGATACATTAGGGCACACCCGTTTAATGTAGTCGTAGTTCTTTGTGATAATTTCGCTTGCCTCCTGCTTGTTGTGTCCAACACTCGCAGCCACTTTAATTAACTTTTCCAATGAATGAAATTCTTTTGCTTTCATAATGCTATAGTTTAAATTGTTAATGATTCAACCTTATAGCGCGTACACATAAACCAATACAACATGATAACAGAAGCCTAACACAATAAGACTAAAACGTATTTGTATCAAGTATATAAATAAATGGAAGAATATTTGCAGGTGAGAAATTAAAGAAGTACTTTTGCCTCCGCTTGGGGGGGGTACTTCTTTAAGTATTCCCAACCTACGAGGGTCTTAACATTGCCGTGTTAAGGCTCTCTTTTTTATTCCAACACTTAATAACACGCCTGTAAGAGCCAGAACCTTATATCTATCTCTTTCTTACATTACAAAGATACGAATTATTTTGTAAACAGCAAAGAATATTGCAAAATATTTTCATAAAATAATCATATTATAAAACATATAATAAACACAACATAATACACTATATATCAAATACTTATAACATAAAATACGACCACAAGAATATGTAAATATATAATACCATAGCAAACATAACAAACACCTTAAACACAATAGAAATAATCTATATTAACAATAAAACATATAGATAATATAAATATATGCAGGTTCTTGACGGAGTGTCTGACATAATAGATTTAATCTATATTATAAGATGTATATATAGACAACGCGAATAAGCATAGGACGCTAACGAAGTACAATGATTAATAGATATTATCTATATAATACATACATGATATTAATTTTATTTATTGACGGTATTGGGTGTCTTCGGCTACGCTGTGATAGCCTTTACTTTATTTCCAGGACTTTAGAGCAATAACAATGTAAACAAACATAAACTTTATATTATAAATATAATGTAAACCACAAATCACTATTATACAACAAAATACATTGCAAACACCCTGCAAAGAGCCACCCCCTCCCCTTTATTTTTGTAAGGAAATCGGCGTAGTCACCTCACCTAAAAATTTTTTATTTTCTCCATTTTCCACTAATTTGTAATGATATTTTACAACAAATCAACCATTGCATTTTTACATTTTTGCACTATATGGATGATTATTGGGTAATTTTCTATGTTTTAACGCATATTAATTAGAAAATTTACTTGTTTTATAATCAGATAGTTGTATATTTGCATAATGAAGATAAAGAACATAGATATATGTATTTAGCCTTTACAGATAAAAGGAAAAAGGTTATTTTCATAAAATGCGCCTATAGGAGCATGCGTTATGTTCTTTTAAACACAAAATGAGCGACTTACAATGAATAGAAGGGAATTAAAGGATTATGTGCTCGGTCTGCTGTCGCAACATTGCGACGAATACGCCTCTACATTCAGGGATATATCTTTGGTTACAAGCAATCCCGAACGTACAGACAGATACGGCAGGCGTCTTGAAGGATTGTTCCGGGAGGGGTATGGTGTTGTAACGAAAGACATTGCCGATTACCGTGTTCCGTTGTATGTTTTTACAGGAAAGATATACGAGTACATGGACTACAATGTGCTCTATGATGCCGTAGACAGGTGGCTTGAGAAAATGGGTGTTGCCGCCCGTGACCGAACTAATAAGATTATGTATTCTTACATGAACCGGATAATAAATGTCATTAGAGACCATGAGCTGCAACCCGACCTTAGCATTATGTGCTTTACTAATTGCGTGGTTGACATGAATACTTTAAAGACTTACCCGCACTCTCCGAAGTTTGACTGCGTAAAGATGTATCCGTTCAAGTATGACCGAAAGGAGATTTTCAACTGTCCTACCTGGAGAAGCTTTCTTGGAGAAAGCTGGATACCTACGGAAGAGCTGGATGGCGTATTGCCGGAAAAGCACAAGCGCAGGATATTGCAGATGTTCCTCGGTGCTTGCCTTGTCAATAGGAAAAATATAAGCTTTGAATATTTCCTTATATTGCAAGGTACTGGTGCAAACGGTAAAAGTGTTATTTACCGGGTTCTGAAGGATATGTTTGGAGAGGATGAAATACTAAACATAAAGATGAGCCAGTTTGCAAGAGGTGGGGATGAGCAGCTGCGTGCCGCCTACTCTATGTCAAGGAAAAGGCTTATGTACTGTACGGAAAGCAACCGGGGTGATTTCAAGGACATGAGCATCATCAAGGCAATATCCAGCGGAGAGCCGATTGCCTGCCGGGGAATAGGCGGGAATATCACAATGATGCAGAGACCTCCTATTATGCTGTGCAACTCCAATTACCGTTGGCAGCCGAAAGATTTTCTGAACCGTGACGACCCTGACGACGAGAGTATGCAGCGCCGCGCCCTGGTGCTGAACTTTGACAAGACAATACCGGTGGAAAAGAGAGACACCATGCTTGCAGAAAGAATGAAAGCGGAACATGCCGGTATAATGGCTTGGATTGTGAAAGGGCTGTGCGAACTTAAAAAGAACAATTGGCGGATGCCTGAGAACTTGGGCGGGAAGATTGATTTGAAACTGGAACGGATACGGTCGAGCGTTACGGGAAAGGATGGGAAACTTGTGGACGGGAGCATTTCGGAATATTTCAAATACAAAGAGTGCCAGCCGGAAGAATTTGAAGGGAGCGGTCCCATAGAGCTGACATCCTCGGATATATACAAGAACTATGAACGGTTCTGTAAAAAGAACGGGGTCATCCCGGTTTCGCAAAGGAAGTTGGGTCTTGACATGCTTTCACTCGGATACGCACGGGAAAAACGTGCAGATAAGGGATACAGCAATGTCTATACGCTGTGGTGTGGCAACGAGGATATTGTGAATAACTTCATGAGACACATTCCCAATATTGCGGAAGAGGCGAAGACCAATCTGTTTGAAGGTTGGGAATATTCGGACGAAGATTTCCTGAATGAGGATTAAATATGAAGAATGATACGATACTGCATATCACAAAAAAAGAGATTGAAAGAGGTTGTATTCCGCCTGACTGCGATTTTGCAAAGGAAATAGGTTTTACTTCGGACAAGTTTTCAGGCTATTTATGGAAACGTGGCAATGCCATATTAGTTTCTTTAATAATAAGCCGGGAAGAAAGAAGAGGCAACTTTTTACACCTGCTCAATGCCTTAAAGGAAAAGGGATATGACATTGTCGTCCCCAATCCGAGCAACCGTATGGCGTTGATATGTGACAGGTTCGACATGGAACTCATGCAACACAAAGGGGAAGAATATATATTTTACAACAACAAAATAAAAAAATAAGGATTATGGATTTCGGAAAGAGACAAATCGGGAATACTGTTATTCTCAAGTACAAGAAGGGCGATTTGCCCTTCATTAAGGTATCAACCGTAAGCGGAGATTTCTCCGTTGAATATGGGGCAGGGAGCGTGATGTTTATGATGCTGGATAATACTCCATTGGAAGACAAAGTAGATAACCTGCCGATGCTTATAATACGCAATACGCAGTATGTGGCAAACTGCATTGACGCGGAGTTGCAGGTGGATGTATTAAAGGCAATAGGGAGCGCCCTTGACCGTGCGGATGCCAATCCCATATCCGACGAGGAGGACGCCCAAATTATTGAGGAGGAAAGGAAGATGTATGAGATGAAAAAGGAAATGGAGGATAATCATGAATGAGCCAATACTAATAACTCTTAAAAATGGGGGAAAATTGAAAGCGATAGAGGATGCGTTATGTGACAAGAACGGATACAATGTTAGATATTTAGGAGAAAACGGAAAATATTACTATCCCTCCGATATAGCTTCAGTACTACCGTTAGATAAAGGTAAGCAGATAAATGAAAGAGACTTTTGCTATCAGATAAGAAAAGACAAAGAGAAGTTGGAAAGGAAAATAGAATCAATGCTTTTGTCCTTCTCATATCAGTATGGCGGAATTCATATAGATTCTTCCATCAAGGAGTATGAAACAGCCGATGCGGAGACAGGTAAAAAATCCCCGATGTTTGCAGTTTCTTTGGGAATAAGAATTTAGCTATGGGAAATGAGTTCGGGAAGAACATATTTTATCGCAAAATGCGGCAGTAAATACTTACACGAATTGGTCTAACAGAAATACACTTCTTAAGCCGGGTATCACTTCCCGGCTTTCTTTTTAGCGGCAAGATACAAGGAGCAATTATTGCATGAAAGTGGCAGATAGAAATGCACAGTGGTATCCTCTTCCTTTATTTCGTCCTTTTTGATTTGCGTAATGTCTGCTATCATTTTAGTAAGGTCAATCCATTCCTTGCATCCCTCTTTCCCGTCATATTTCTTACGAGCTGCAATAAGTTTACGAAGTTGATTTTCTTTTGATAGCTCGGAAGCAATATCTTCCTCACTGATACCATCTACCGATATATCATCCTCTTTCTCGCTCTCTTTTTGCCTGCGTTTAATCTTTCTGCTTGCAGAGGTCAAATAGTCCATGAAGTCTTTATCGTCGGACAAAAGGGTATTCATGTTCTTCTTGTTTATCTCCAGGTTATATACCGGATTGTAAAGACCGGAAATAAGATAGGCGTCCTTGTCTTTCCATCCTAACGCTAAAAGGTCGGCAAAAGCCTTTTCTTTTATACTGATTCCCGCTTTTCTGCATTCAGAACCCAATCCTTTGCTGAATGTTATTCTTTCTTCCTTTCCTCTCAACATATTATTATGATTTTCAATTATACAAATACAAAATAACAGCAACATCTTATATGCCACTGGTTCTGATACTCCGAAATGGGGTGATAACCCACCATGCTGTCACAATAAGAGCATGGGTAACTGCTCCCACGATACGAATAAAAGCCCGTATATCCTTTATCCTTATGTTCAATGCCCCAAAACCACATCCACGCAGAGCCTATTGCAAATCGGGTGAGGGTATTTAGGGAATTGTAAGCAGAATTGGACTTGCCAACTCCATAACTTACCCCATCGGTTTTAATACGTGTGGCAGCAGCCCCGCCATTATAGACCGCCCGCTTAAAATAAGGATTGGTATAAGGTGAATTAAGATAAGACTTTACACTACCCTTTATTTTATCTTTCCCGATTCCGGCTATCAGACCGGCTGCAATGGCAGCTTCCACTTCATACTGAAATCGGTTGCAATAAATGCTGATACGCTCTGATAATGTCTTCCCGTGGTCTTCCCTGTTTATAAAATCTACAATTGCATCTCTTTCCTCCTTTCTGTCATATACAGAAAGAGTTTCCGTGTAATCGTAAATTAACTCACGCAACTTACGGAGTACTTCGCTTACATCCCGCTTTAAGTTCTCATTTGCAGAGAACCGGAATATTGCAGGCTGAATATCATACTTGAATGATATATCTATAATCTCTTTTGCCGCTTGTACAAGAAGCTCCTCCAAATGACTTTGCATAGATATTTCAGCCTGCAAACGTAATTTTATGAAATCCTTGGCATCCTGTATCTGTTTTTTTGTAGGTTGCTTCATAGCTTGTCGTCTCCTGCCGGATTATGTCCAACTTCATTATCTGTGGCGGATACCTGCTGGGATTTCAATTCATAAAGAATATCAGCCTGCTGTTCTTCTTTCTTTTCTTTCATAATCCTATCCCAGTCACGAGGATTGCTGTACATCTGAATTTGCTCATTTGCGGTCTGTCGGGACAAGAACCCGTTTTGAACAGCAACTGCAAGATTTTGTACAAGTTCAGATTCATTCAGATGTATATACGGCTTTATCCAAGCATATACATTCAAATTTTGCAAGTCGATAAGATTTTCAGTTTCCACCCCATAGCCATAAGTGAATATCTTTACCATATCGTCAATGAGATGGTTATATTCTTGGGCATCCTTCATGGCATTTTCAAAAGCAGGAGAATAAAGCAGCTTTATGGCTACACCTGGAAGGTCTCCGCTTCTTACTTCCGGTGGAATTACCGCAAAAGACTGCTCATAAATTAACTTGTATAAAGTATCAAGCTGCTTGGTAAAGGCAGTGGAAACATCTTGCTTGTTAAGATAACCGGCTTCATCATCCGGTCCCATTGATATACACTTTATAGTGCCATCAATCCCGCCCTCTATATTAATACTATCTCCCTCGCCTTTGAAATACATAATCGGGAAAGCGTAAGCTGTATTGTTTTGTGACAATTGCGAGAAAGCAAGTTCATATTGCTCTATGCTGTCTTGTGAAGGAGACCAACAAGCGCCGGCTTCATTTCTGTGATAAGCCACAGGGATAAATGTAAAGCCATGTTCCTGAGAAGATACAAGTTCGTATCCGCTTAATCCAAACAAGTTCTTTATCACTTGCTTTATTTTGCTGTACGCCCCTTTTCCTTTTCTAAAGCGACGGAGATATTTCTCATCCCAAACTTCAAGCCAGTCTGTAACTGTATTTCCATTATTGTCAAAATCGGAATAGGAACGGGCAAACAATGTAAGTTCCCCTGTAACATTATCGAAATGGGGATATAACGTATCTCCTTTCTCAAAAGAAAGGACTTTCCAATAGAAAATTCCTTTTCGGAGATAACCTACAAATGCTGTGTCCCCTGTTATCTTTACGGATTTTGCCGCTTCATACCATGCTATCTCCATGTCCTTTACAGCCCATCCGGTTCGAAACTTAAAAAATGTATCCTTTACTTTTTCATTTTCGGTATCCCCTTCCAACTCAAATTGAATGTCGTTTCCACAAAGATGAACCAGGTGTTTGATTGTTATAATCCTCTGAAACGCAAAAGCACATCTGATAACGGACTCTCTAAACCACTCTTTTGTTTCAGGGTCTTGTCTTAATCTGTCCGGATATACCAATGGGTCATTTATAGCATGTCCGGACGGCTCAAATTCCCTCAAAAAATCCATTTGAGTTATTATCTGATATGTCGGATTGTCTAAAGGCTCATTAACGGACAAGCTGCCAGATATAACCCCAGCTGCTTGTTTGTATCCATTTGGCAATATTCTCCGAAACGGACGGCGTACCATAATCTGTCGTGTACTTATATTCTCCATAATCCTTTTGGTTTAGTGTGTTGTTTTCTTATATCAAAAATCTGTCTGTAAATCATAGCCTCTATAAAGTCGGGAGAATGGCCGACGTACTTTTTCATCACTTCCTTTTTAATTAAAGAGAAGCCTTTATCTGTGTCTGCATCCCGGATGGCTTTGCGTTCTTTCATCAGGATATTATAAAGTGTCATATCTGAATATCCGTTTCCTGAAAACTTACGCGACAACAAATCGGGGTTAATCGAAATTTCATCATTCTTAATCTTCTTAACGAGAATATCAGCGCATTGTGATTTCAAGGAAGAATAAATATATTTGATTGACTTTTCATCAGCCTTTGTCATCGGAATTGGAGCTGCCATATTATTAAACTTGACCGCGTCCGGAAATTTGCCCTTAAAATCCTGTCCAGGTCCATTCAAGTCAAAAACAAAGTCTTTCTCCAGGACTCCCCATTCACGCAACTTATATGCGACGCACTCTTCCGTCCGCTTGGAGTTATCCCGGCTTACATATACGTCCTTGATATGGTTCCCAATCCAAAACCATAGAACAAGATTGTCTCCGCCTTCATACGCAATATCACATGATACCCTTCGCTTATTATCTCCATATTGGGCGGAGTTGTTGAAGAAACGCTCCATGTGTTCGATTTTAAGAATATCGTCTCCAGCCGCTTTAAAATTCCAATTTCCTTCGAGGTCGCGAGCGCGGGATTCTTCATCCTGCTGGGCAAGATTAGCCGCATAATTTGAGTCAGCCTCAATCAATTTGATATTATCCTCCAAACGTGCCCGTATAAAGACGACTGACTTGACAAACATTGTTTTCTTATTAAATCCCAATTTTTTGTAAGCATCATTCCAAAGAGGGTCTATAATGGATTTACATTGTTCATATACCTCTTCTGGCGTGTCTCCCCAAAATATATTATTGGGAGAATCTCCATCCATAAAACAATATCTTTTCTTTCCATCGCGTTCTGGTATAGGATTCCCATCCTCTCCTATCCACCAATCTATAAAAACGCGCACCCAGCTATCCGGATCCGGATTACAAGTACCCCAAAAACGGTTTTTAATACCATAAGCGTTACGGTTGCAAGTGATAAGGTATTTAAACTTGTCATAAGAACAATGGGTTATTTCGTCTATACCGATATAACAGAACTGTTTACCTTGAAAGCGCTTCTTGAAATCCTCAAAATTATCAGCAAAATAAGAAAACCACAGTTTTCCCGCGTTTTCTCCAAAATTCCAAGTCATATCCGATATAGAACGGTTATAAGTTCCAAATTGGGAGTAAATAAGATACGACGTGTTAATCATATCTCTAAGGTCATCTTTCTCGTTACGCAGAAGAACGGCATTAAAACGTGGATTTTTAATGTCTGGCAAGGATTCCATTAATAAAGTAAATGTTTTTGAACCGCCACGATTTCCTCCCATAATAACAATGTCGGCATCGGAAGCTAATGAGTTCTCCTGCCCGCCGGATTGAGCTATAACATTGAAATCATTTTTCAAATTACGCAACCTGTCTATGTATTCATAACTGAATACACCCTCTCCCTTTTTCGTATATACAATCTTGTCGTGTTCCATAAAAAAAAATAAGCCGGCGTATGCAGTATAAATCCGCACACTCCGGCTTGAATCACAGCTCTATGAGTTATATATAATGCAAATATACGATTTATTATAAATTTTCTAATATTTCTCATATAAAAATACACATAAAGCATTGTATTTTAGAAAATATACTATATATTTGCAATACTAAATCATGTGATATGATAAAGATAGACGCTAAGCTGGATGAAAAACAGACCAGCGAAAAAGGAAATTTTGTAACATGTCCGGTGTGCGGGCAAAAGTTGACCGATGTAAAAATAATACACGGTAGCGTATTATTTAGGACTGTATGCCGAAGATGTCGTAATTTTATCAGCGTCAGAATAGAAGAATAGCAATTTTACATATGCAAGCCTAAGAGCTTATTAGTGCACAAAGCACTGATAGGCTCTTTTTTTTTATAACACAAACTAAATAAACACGATGGAGAAAGAACAAATCTTATCCGAACTGACGACCAGATTAGGACAAACCAGTTTTTCGTCACAGACATTAATGAAGTACATAGAATTGAATCCGGTAGCAGAAGGGATGGAGCCTGATGACGCTTATTATAGCAAGGCGACATCTTTTCTTCAAGGAATGCAAGGGCAGTACAATCACGATGTCGCAACAGAAGTTGAGAGTTTTAAGAAAAACTACAAACCTCAACAGAGTTCTCCTGACTCAGGAGAAGGAGCAGGAGATAACGTCCTTGCCGACAAGCTAAAGGAAATGGAAAATGAGATTTTGCTTTTGAAGGAAGAGAGGGAGGCGGAGAAAAACGCCGCGTCAATCCATGACTTAAAAGTCCAGTCTATGGACTTGTTGAAATCTCAAATTGAAAACGGGGGCAAAAATATCTGTAACGATGAAATCCTGAATATCGCCATATCTGACGTGAAAATCACCCAAAATATGGAAGTGGAAGAAATTGTCAGTTGCGCCAAACGCAATTATGAAAAAAGATACAAGGCTATTTTCGGAAATGGCGCTTCCCCGAGTATCAACCAGTATGCAGAAACCGGAGAAGAACAGGCAAAAAGCCGCCGTGAAGCATTCAAAGACCGGCTAAGAGCGCAAGGAAAACTTCCTCGAAAACAATAAACACATTAAAACAGACAAAGAATGAGACAATTAGGAACTTTCAACACTATCAGTCAATCCCGGTCGGGATTTGGCGGAAATTTTCCTGTTTGGTCAAGAGTAAGAGAATTATATCAGGGTGGTGGTATGATTGATGTCGCCGGAATGGGATTAAAGCCTGGTGATATTATACATGCCGGCACAATGGTAAAATTCAATGGAGCAGGCAAACAGGTAGAGGTAATTACAGCAGATGGAGTGACTGGTGTAAAGGCAGTAGTGACGCTTACTATCACTAAAAAGGCATCCGGAAACGGGGATTTGTCTATTGTGTTAGGCGGGAAAATCTATTCGGTTGCCGTAACAAGCGCATCAGAAAGTACCCCAGAACTGGTAGCTACCAAAATCGAAGGAGCAAAATCTTCTTTTGCAGAATGGGATGTAAAACGTAGTGGGGCTACTGTGACTTTCACGCAAAAAACCGCTGCTCAACTTTACGCATACATGTTTATTCCAGGAAATACCGGAGTAACGGGAGATATTGAGGAAACCGTCAAAGGAGTTCCCGCCGGCGGAAAGCTAACCGATGTCAACGGCCTTGTATTTGAAGACGTATGTATCCCTGAAGGCTGTATCCTTGCAACATGCGCAGTTGTACGCGCAGGCAGAATTTATGCAGACAGGGTGTTCGGTGGTGGCATTCCCAAATCGGTAGAAGCACAGCTGCCTATGATTGAATTTGTGCGTGAATCTGACGAATAAAGAAAGGAGAATAATATGTACACAAGAAACAAAGAATTTTACGACATTGTAGGGAAAGGTCTTGCAGCATTGGGATATACTGGGAATAAACCGCTGGAAGCATGGATTAATGACATGTTTGCCGAAAAATACAATGCGGAACAAACGTTCTCCCAAATGGGTTTCCCGTTAAATCCTAATATTCCTCTGAATCCCACATATGAGCAGATAGAAGCAACAGTCCGTGCATACACGCTGGCTACCTATGTGGATATTGACAGTGATGGTGCAACCAAATCTACAGACGGAATGTCCCTGCAAATGGGTGGATTGCCAACCTTCAAGCATGAGATTGTACTGAGCCGCAAAATCCTAAGAGAAAAAATGATGCTGATGGATGCCATTGGCGGTACCACTCCGGAAATTGAGTCTACAATAATGGAGCTTCTGTTTAATGGAGTGGACAGCTTACTTGGTGGCAACTACAATACATTTCTATACCAGCGAAATCAGGTTGTATCCAACAAAGGTAAGCTAATCATTGACGCAGCTAACAACCCGCTTGGTATTGCATTGACTATAGATTTCGGCGTGCCTAAAAAGAATATCAAGGATTCTATCTGGTATAAGAAGCCGGAAAGCGAAGCGGTGCAGGAAGAAGCTTTGGGTACTACAATAGACCCGATAAAAGTCATGAGGCAAGTCAGACGCGATTCCCAAGAAAAGGATTTTGCGCCTGCTGGTCACTGGGAATGCTCCAAGACGACCTTTGAGGATTTGATTAACCTTCCGTATTTCCGCCAAATGTACACAGTTGCGACACGCCCAGATATTTCCGATAAAGGCATGCAGTTGGCATTTGCCAATCTTGTCCCCGACGAAACAATCAAAGCTTTCATTGAAGCGCGTATCGGTGCTGAAATCAGAATTGTCGATTCAATATCCGTAGTGGAAAAATATGACAAATCTTCCAAAGCTATACAATACAAGAATTTGCAAAGTTTTGAAGAGGGGGTATTGGCGTATGTTCCAAATGAAGACCTGGGTGATGTACAATGCGGACGTCCTATTTTCATGGAAACACCGGGCGCCCGTACGGCATTGTATGACGGCGGCCGCACTCTGATACGTCAGGTATTCAATGATGAAACCATGACGCAGGTAATCAAATCAGAAGTGACCGGATTGGTTGTTCCTAATAAGGTTCGCTGGTTCTACTACTTGAACATTAAAGGTAAATAACCATGAAGGATTCTCAAAATACAAATACTGGCACTGCCATAGAGGAATATCTCCGTGGTTGTGTCGGTTTTGAAGTTACGGACAGTGCTATTTCCACCATACTGATTGACAGGGGAATTGCACCGGGGACGGATGTCAGCACGTTGGAAAAACGCCAGAAAGACTTGTGCCGGGCAGACCTTTATATGTGGTGCGCAAGTACACCGAGCGTAACTGGAAGCGTAGAGGATGCCAACGGTGTATGGAAGCACAAGGAGGGTGGTACACAAAGCTCTGCCTATGACAAACGTAACCTTCGGCAAATGGCAAATGATATATACGCATTGTATGGAGAGAACGTCCGTAAATCATCAGTCAGAATTGTCAACTTGGGTATGAACATGAATAAAAGGTATCCGCTATGAAAGTAAATAATCCACGTTTTCCGCATACATGCAAAGTGTATCGTATTTCCGGAGAAACATCTTTTGACGAAGGGAACGAGACCGTATTGTATGTAGGGAAATGCAACAAGTATGGAAGGACTTCTCCAAGAACATCCACGAAAGACAACGTCATAAAAGTAGATTATGCTGTAGATATTCCCGGGCTCGTGAAGGGGATTGTTGCAGGAGATATTGTGGATTTTGCCGACTTTGGAGCACCTTTTGAAGGATGTATAATAACTGATTGCTATCCTACAACAATGGGGACAACGTTATATTTTACTCAGGCTAAGGGGTAAGGTATGGAAGATAATGCTAAAGTCTTGGAAGAAGGCAAAAAAAAGATGAGAAATATCATTGATGAATATTTGCTGGATAGAATAACAGAAATCGGAATCAGACTTCTGCAAGATGGAGTAGTATCAGCCAAGTACCATAATGTAACTGGAAATACTCTAACTTCATTAGCTGTTGGAATTTATTATAGAGGTGGATTATCTCGTATAATTACCGCTGTCGTGACACAAGGATTAAAAAATCCCACCCGCCCCAAGCTTAGCAGAGGAGACGGTATTGGCGTGATAATGGTCCAAAGTTATGAAAGTGGTAAGTTTATTCCCATAAAAAAATACAACTTGATTGACACCAACGGGGAGTACGGTTTAACCACTTCTGTAAATTTCCTCAAAGCATATAAAACTCCAAATGATGGCATAGGATTAGTGATGTGTACAGGTACGGAATATTCTAACTACTTGGAGTCAAAGAAGGGGTTAAATGTATTGTCAGATACATTTGATTACGCAGAAAGCATTGCTAAAATGACCTTTAAACCAATGAAATGATATGGGGTACGAACAGGATTTTAAATACAAAGACGCGCTTAAATCATTGTTTGACGCAGCAAAGACGGTAAGTGAGAATGTGTTCACAAATGACCGTCCCGCTGCTGTGCCTAAGCAAATGGATAATTTCATTGTGGTGTCATTGCCCGGCTTGTTGTCTTCCATGACCTATGGCAGCGGATTTGGAAATATCCGTACCTATTGCACCATTGAAGTGTATGTCAGACAGAAAAAGGGAGGTGCGGAAGACTTGGAACAAATGGACACTATTGTAGGAGATATTCTTTCCCTATTCCCTATCAGCGACAATTTCATAAGTGCCTCAAACCCCAAATTGACCTTGAAAGGAAATGACGGATTAGGGTTCAGCGCAACATTGATAAGGACTGACCTTGTGATAAAATAAACATAAAATAAAACGATTAAAACTATTTATTATGGCAATGAAAACAAAGCAGGAATTGAAAGATGTATTTAGCGGTCTTTCATCCATTATGTTGGTAAAGGGTGGCATTGCAAATTTTGCCACGGTAACTCCAGATTTTGATTTGCCCGTTACCGTAGATACCCTTTCCTTGTCCCAAGCAGAACCGACATTAAACCGTACAAAGGTGCACGGTCTGCAAGCGGATTGGGCTGTCACCAGTACAGCAGGAGATATTACTTTCGCTGCTACCGTTCCAAGTGTAAGCAAGGAATTGGTAGAATATTTTCTTGGGAAAACCACTGAAATTGCGCAAGCGACTATCAACAACCAGCAATTTAAGGGATTCTCTGCTGTGCTAAACAGCAAGAAGCTGAACGTAGGATTTGCGCTTATAAGTGACGATGGAGAAAAATGTTTGCTTGTAAAAAGAATGGCCGTCTACGCACGCCCCTTGTTTGAGAATGCGTCCACTACCCCATTCGCTTTTGCGCTTAGCGGAACTATTGAACTTGAAGATGGTGCTTCGTCCGGCTCCTCTTCCGAAGATAATATCGCTTTCTTAACAAAAAAAGCCGACTGACCGTAGCTCCAGCTTCCCTGTCTTTTACCAGCGCGGCAGATAATACAGGGAAAACCATTACCGCAACAACCAAGGAAAGCTCTGTCTCTGCTTCATCAACGGAAACATGGTGCAAAACCTCGGTTAGCGGGAAAGTGGTGACGGTCAAAGTCGACGAGAATAGCGGAGCAAAAAGGACTGCTACGGTCAGCGTATTCACCGCCAATGAGTTCAGTGCGGTGGAAGTTACCCAGGACGGTTCTTTGATTTAAAAATATGGCGGTGTGCGTTATTGCCGCCGCCTTCTCCTTTTTCACACATCACAATAACACAATATGAACGATAAAACAATAAACCAACCTACCACCGCAGAGCAGAAAACGCTTGACGACGTGCTGGAGAACAGCATAGATTATATTACGATAAGAGGAAAAAAGTTCGGTATAAAATGGCTGCACCGTGGAACAATACGAAAATTAACCCATGTCTTACATTCCTGCAAAAGTGAGGATGAAGTTACTGCCAAATGTGCCTCTCTCATTATTCTGAATAATTGGTGGAAGATAAGACTTTTCCATTGGATATACTGGCGTATGCTATGGAAAAAATACACAGACACAGAGTTAACCGATATTGTTGTTATCGGTAAAAAAAAAGTGGAATTGCAGAAACTGGAATACTTGAATGCTACCATGTTCTTGACCGGAATGAGAGACACGATAATGACGATGACGAGAAAGGAAGCAGAACGTATCCTTCAAGAACTTCGGCAGGAGCAGCATTTGCAAACGGAGAAAAACACCCAGAGCTGACACGACCGTTAATTCTTCTTTGGGGAATGATTAATATCCCTAATTGGTATATGGACTGGGTATTGACCTGCGCTCAATACGAACTTCTGATGTGCGATGCTCCGATTGTAGTGTATGACAAAGCAGACACAGAACAAAAAACGCACACGGCCAAAGAGATGGAAGATTTAAAAAGGAAGTGGGAAGAAAAGAGAAAAGAGCAGGAAATGAAAGGACAAAAAATTTCCCTCAATGATTTTATAGTAAACGGTATTAACGCTATCCCCAAAGATACAAAACAAGAATAGATATGGCAGACCTCGGAAATTTGAATTTTGGCGTTCACTTGAAAGATTATACAGAACAAGAGTACGAAGCTATCAAGAAAAAACTTGTGAATATGCACGTCACGACCAGTGCAAAGGTTGGATTAAAAGTAGATATAAAGGAGATTGAAGACAAGGTAGAAGCCTTGCTGAAAAACAAGACCTACAAAGTAAAGCTGGATGTAGATAGCGAAAGTATCAAGAGTTTTGCAGAAGCATTCAAAGGGAAAGGCATGACTTCTGATGAATTAAGAGGGATTAAGGGGTTCGCAACAACGGTACGTATGGATGCTGATGTGACATACAAGAAAGTTCTTCAAGACATTAGAAGAGAGAGAGAACAATTAGATGCCAGTATCAAAAAAGAGCGAGAGCAGTTAAACGCCAGTCTTAAAAGGGGGCGTGAACAATCCGAAGCATTACTAAGAGCTGCCCAGGCAGCGTCTTCAACAATCCGTGCGGATGCTTATGCAAATACCCAAACGAAACGTGCAGATGCTTACGTTAACTCACAAAAAGCCCTTGAACAGCTTAGGATTGCCCGAATGCAGGCTGCAAAGGCTTCCGATACGCACAATGCGGCAATGAAGAGGACAAACACTACAATGTCTTCTCAATCACGGATAGCCGGAGAACTGAAAAATCAAATCGCCAATGTGTATTCCATATACACTTTAGAGCGTTTTGTAAGGGGATTATATACCATTGGCGGAGAGTTTCAGAAACAACGCATTGCCCTTACCTCCATTCTTGGAGACAGTATGAAGGCGGGAACCGTATTCAACCGCATTAAGGATTTAGCGGTTGTCTCTCTGTTTCAGTTTAAAGAACTGGCTTCATACACCAAACAATTGTCCGCATACAGCACTCCGTATGAAGAGCTTTACGATACGACCAAACGACTTGCCGACATTTCCGCAGGTGTGGGTGTCGATATGGGACGTATCATATTGGCGTACGGGCAGGTGCGCAGTGCAGCTTTTCTCCGTGGGCAGGAATTGAGGCAGTTTACAGAGGCGGGTATCCCGTTGGTCGATGAATTGGCAAAACGGTTTACTAAGCTTACGGGAGTGGTAACTTCCGCCGGAGACGTATTCGATAAAATCAGCCGGAAAGAGGTCAGCTTCGGCATGGTGAAAGATGTTCTTTGGGAGCTGACCGATGAAGGCGGCAAATTCTACAACATGCAGGAAGCCCTTGCGGAAAGCCTTGCTGGCAAATGGAGCAACTTGCAGGACGCATGGGATGTTATGATGGCTGACATTGCGGAAGGCAATAGCGGTGTACTTTCAGATAGTTTAGAGCTGCTTACTGATTTAATGAAACATTGGGAGGCTGTCGCAGATATACTTGGTATACTTGTAGGAATTTATGGCTCTTATAAAACGGCTGTGATAGCTGTAAATGTAGCACAAAAGTCTTCTTTTGCAATCAGTCAAATGCAAGCGTATTATACATGGTTAAACAAAGGAGTCAAAGTCACCAAAGCAGCCGCAGTAGCACAATGGGCACTTAACTCGGCAATGAAAGTCAATCCGTGGGTATTTTGGATAACCACATTGGGCGCTATAGTTACAACATTGACAGTATTCCAAGAAAAAGTTGAAACGGTTGCTGAAAAAATAAAAAAACTAAATATTGAGTTCTCAAAAAACATAGAGAAGATTAAAGAAGAGGAAAGTAAAGCTAAAGGATATATCTCTCGAATATTCGATAAAACAAACGGGATTGATGCTCAAAGAAGGGCATATCTAAACCTTCAAAAAATATATCCCTCTCTCTTTGAGAATATGAAATTTGAACAATTTCTTTTAGAAGGGGAATATCAAGCCATCCAAAAAGTGTTATCTGCATCAAAAGAAAGAGAAAAAGTCAAAAGCGCAGGGCTTGTAATCGGCGCGACCAATAATAGAAATGAAGCTCAAAGAGAACTTAACAGATTGAAATCTCGCAGAGAATATTATCAATCACTGGACGGGTATGAGAATGTCATAGAGTCCTTAGATGAAGATATAAAAAAACAAGAAGAGGTTTTATCGCAAGCTCAAAAAACACTGAATGACGCATTAGAAAATTATTCAACTTACAAGATAAAGAAAGATGACAAGAATTCTGCCTGGTTCAAGAAAGCGACCGAATTGTATGAAAAATTCGGTATAGAAAGGCTAAAGCCTGATGCAGAAGGTGGTCTGCAAAAATACATAGAAAATATAATCGGTGCTAATGAGGATGCGTCCTCTACTCTTAGCGAATGGACTAAAAAAGAGGGCGAATGGAATGAAGAAACTCGTAAAAGTATAGATAAAGCCAAGCTGTTAAAGAATGCTACAGATGAAATACTAAAAACATTCGGGCGTGTAACCAAAGAGACCCAAAACACGAAAGACCCTATTGCCGAACAATGGAAAGCCCGTACCGACCTCATAGATAAAGCCGTTTCCAGCTATGAGAAATGGAGAAAGATAGAAGGAGAAGAAGCCGCATCCCAAAGAGTGAAGGGCATTTCTGAATTTGCCCCTATCTTTGACAAGAACGGGGTTAACTTGGATTTGAGTGACCCAAGCAGGGCTTACAAATACATCCAAGGGCAGTTAGACCAGAGCAAAGAGAAGCAGGAAGATTTATACATTTCTCTTGGTGTCAAGATTGACAAGGCAGGAATTGACAGTGCGAAGAAAGAAGTTGATGATGCCTTAAAGGAGATAGAGAAGTACGTTTCCCAAACCGGAGAAAAGTGGGATTTATATAAGAAGCTATTCAATGCTTCCGGCAACAAATCTCTTTCCATGAATATCGCTTTCGGTGGAGAGGTCTCATTCAAAAGTGTAGTAGATGATTTGCGCAACCAACTTTCCAAAGCGCTTGAAAATACGGAAAGTAAATTCTCCGTTACAGATGTCCTTGCCATGAAAGAGGATGATGTAAAGAAGCAGTTTGGAGAAGGAGTAATTCTGAAACTATACCAATCAATCAACGAGGAAAGTAAGAAAATGCGTTCAGAAAGCCTTGAAAACCTTTTAGGCATGATTGAGGATTATAAAGATTATGCCCAAAGGATAAAGGATATTGAACGTAATCTTCAAAAGGACTTAGCTGATATTGAAAGCCAAAGAGGTCAATTAGGCGAAGAAGCGACCGACAGACTTATAGCACAAAGGAAAAAGAAAGCGAGCGAAGATGCTGCATCTACCAAATTTGAACAATTCAAGAGTTCGGAAGACTGGGCTAAGACCTTTGACGACCTTGACAGACTTTCTTCTGCAACTCTTAGCAGGCTAATCAAGAACCTGGAAGAGTTTAAAAATACGACCGGGCAAAGTTTAAAAGTCAACGAGTTTAAAGAGCTTGTCAATGTATTAAAAAAGCTACGTGACGAAAGTGAAAGCAGAAACCCTTTCAAGACATTATCAGACGGAATAAAAGAGTATGCGGAAGCCACTGAAAAACTGAAAAAGGCTCAAAAAGAACTTGGGTTTATCCAGGATGGAGGCAAAGTAACTACTGGTGTTTCTGAAATGAGCCATACCGAAACCAAGAAAACAGATAGCGGCTTATCTTATCAGACTAAAGTCGTCGATAAATTAACTCCTAAATTAAAAACATTAGCCGATGCGGAAAAGGAAGTCACTGATGCACAAGATAAACAAAATGAAGCTTCCGATAAAGTTCAAGTAGGCTTTGGAGATATTGTCGACATGGCTAATCTTCTTATCGGCACTTTGGGAGATTTAGGGTCAGCATTTGATGCCTTAGGGAATGACAGTATAGGAGACACTCTAAGCACTGTACAAGAAGTTGCGGGTGGATTATTGAATACAGCTCAAAGCGGAGCTACCCTTTTCGCTGGTATATCTTCCGGCAATCCGATGGCTATCATGCAAGGGGCTACGGGTATAGTCAGCGGTATTACCGGAATAATAGGAAGCATAGCCAAAGCCCATGATAAGAAGCTGGATAAAGCAATCCAACGTTCGCAACTGGAAGTGAAAAAGCTTTCCAATGACTATAAGAATCTTCAATCTGTCATAGAACGGCAATTGGGTGCTGTTACCCAAAGCCAATCCAAAGAGATGATTGCAAATCTTCAAAAGCAACAAGAAGAGGTGCAAAAGCAAATGGAGGCGGAACAAGGCAAGAAAGATTCAGATGCTTCTAAAATAGAGGACTACAAGCAGCAGTATATCGAGTTAGGCGAGCAAATCAAGTATTTCTATGAAGATTTGGCAAGCGAACAATTCGGTATAGACTTAAAGGGATGGTCAGACCAAATATCAGAAGCGTTAGTCAATGCGTTCGCCAACGGAGAAGATGCAGCAAAGGCTTTTGATGATACGGTGGCTGATATAATGCGCAATGTCATAAAGGAGATGATTTCTCTGAATGTCATAAAACCTGCTATGAATAAGCTAAGAGATTATCTGTTTGGAGATAAAGGTATATTTACGGACAGTTCCGCTGGGGGTACAAATCTGACGGAACAAGAGGCAGCCGGACTAATGCAGCAACTTGGAAGCCTTCGAGGGACAATATCAGACTCGAAGAAAATATGGGATTATCTAAATGCTGCTGCAAAAAAAATGGGAATAAGCCTTGAAGAGACAAACGCTTCAAACACTCTTTCCAAAGGGATACAAGAAAACATTACAGAAGAAACCGCCAATATTTTAGCTTCTTACATAAACGGTATTCGTGCAGATGTAAGTGTAAAACGCGCTTTGCTTGAAAAGTGGGGAAACGAGATTCTTCCGAAATATAATGTTATAGCCGAACAACAACTTACTCAATTGAGGGCAATAGCCAATAACACGTTAAGAAGTGCCCAAAATACCGAAGCAAACGTTGCTTTAGTACAAGAAGTTAGAGATATGCTAAATATAGTGATAGACAGAGGTAGTAGAAAAATTATAATATAAGATATTATGGACGAAAAGGATTTAAGCAGAACATTACTAAACCAAGCAATCACACTTGGTTTATGCCAGCCGTGGCAACAAGCATGGGGAACTCCCGACCAACAAGGATTGATTGACAAGTGGCTGCATGGGATTGATTTTGCCATTAAGCACAATTACCCCACCAACACTTTCATAAAAGAACACTTCGACAAAGACCTTCTCCACAAGAATAATATTTTTGTGGATGAAGATGTGCAGAAACGCAACATGTCACAAATTTCTGTTTTGAACGGAAATTGTAAAGGTACTCTCCTATTTGATGGCTTTTCTGTATGTGATATTTACGTGCGCCATGACAGCGAAGTAACCATTGACTGTTCACAGTATTGCAAGGTATTTATTAACGTGTACGACCGGGCAAAAGTAAATGTTATCCAAAAGGATATAGCATCGGTATATGTTTACATTCATGGAGAAGATTGTATTGTGGAAACCGATGGGGATGTCATGCAAAGAAAAAGCCAGGCTTAATGTCTGGCTTTATTATTTTCTCTAAATAACAGTCAATTATAAACTTGCAAGCCATTTCTTGCCGGACTTGGTGAATGTCCATAGGTAAATACCACCTACTATTGCCACTCCTACTGCGAAAACGAATATTAATACTTCCATACTATTTTAATATTTTGTTTGCCAGCAATGCCGACAATACGGTTAATACTATTCCAAACATAGCAACGAGCCACATTGTTGCGTTTTGGGTGTCAGAGAACAAAGGTAATGTTATTCCTATAACAAGCCCAGCAAAAGAGAGTTTGGATAGGTCGAAGAAATACCCTGCAAGTTTTTCACGCCTTACCTTATCCTTTTCCTTGACCTCTTTCTTTACTTCTTGCCTTTCGCTCCAATTGCCCATTTGTGTTATATTAATGCACAAATATAGAAAGAACGAACGAAAGAACAAACAAATAAACAAATAAATATCCGATAAATCAGCTTTTTAACAAATCCGATTAATTATAATTCATATGCCAAAGAACAGCATCTTGATTATTTTTAGTTATATTTGCATTATTATATATAAAGCACAAACATTATATTCATTATGAATAAGATAATAAGCATAGACATTTATGACCGGGATGTAATGGTTCATTTTGGAGAAAAAAAGCACTTGAAGGCAAGACTATCAAAGATATTCGGGTGCGAGAAGTCTTCCGAAATCGTTTCTATGATTAGTGGAGAAGAAAAGGGAAAAAGTTTTTTATTGCCTGGCGGACAAATGATTTTGTATATGCCAAATTTGCCGAAAGATATAAAAGGATTGTCAATATTAGCGCACGAGATATTTCACATCGCCAACTTTACATTGGAAAAAGCAGGAATAAACTTAACCAGTGATAGTGACGAAGCTTATTCCTACTTAATTGAGTTTCTTACGAAAAAGATTTTAGCGATGCTGCCTATTTCTTTCTCTGACGATGTTCGGTCTGCGTAGTGTTTGGATGCCTTTTTCCCATGCTTTCTCATATTTATAATATTGTGGCAATATTACCATAACCGGTACAACAAACGATATGCCACAAAACAAGAAAAGCGGAGAAACTCCGCTTAACTTAATGATTGCTTAACATTAAAAATTACTGTTTATAACTTCCATAAGCAGAAAAATAATGACCATCACATTCAAACTCCCACTTAAATCCTGGCTCATAAACATGTGATAATCTAAACTGTAAAATTCTTGTTTCTCCGGAAGATAAATATCCTAATTTCGCCTCATCAGTAATCTCAATAGGAGCACTACCGCTTCCAGTAGAAAAAACTTTAAACTTAGTAAGTTTTATAGTCTTTGAGCTATTGTTCTTTATGGCACATGACATAACGCCCGTATAATATCCCGAATTAATAATCAAAGAAGACGTAGGGAAATAAACATCCATCATACCTCCTAATGACACAATATAAACAGTACAGTTTGCCACATGTCCGCCATCTTCTGACGTTGCCGTAACTTGTACTCTTCCTGATGTATTCCCTAGAACCACTCCATTTTCATCAACCGGAGCAATCACAGGGTCGGATGAAGTCCATATCACATTCTTATTAGTTGCGTTTTCTGGTGTAAACACAACATTTAACTGTTTTTGTCCTCCAACTTCAATTTTATATGTAAGGTTATCAAAACTTATAGATTCCAATAAAATGGGTTCTACTGTCAGCTCACAAGTAGCCTCTAACCCTGTATTTCCCAAAATAGCCTTAACTATACATTTTCCAGGAGACATGGCAGATATACTATTGTCTTCATTAATCTTTGCAATATTTACATCAGAAATCTCCCATGCTATGTTTTCTTTTGTTGCATATGCAGGAGTGATTATTGATTCTATAGTAAAAACATCTCCCACCCTTACATTTTTTTCATTTTCTTTCAAAGAAAAACCTTGTGCTACAACAGGATTAACCTTCACTTTGCATGTTGAAGTTATAGAAGATTCAAACCCTGCACGTGCTGTAATTGTAGCTTCTCCTGCCTTTAGCGCTGTTACAATAACCGAATTGTCTTTACCTGATTCTAAACTTGCAATTTCCGAATTATCTATTTCCCAAAAGACCAGTTTCTTCGTAGCACCCTGAGGTTCAATAGAAGCATCCAAAATCAAACTTTGTTCTCCATTAAACACAATCTCTTTCTTATCTATAGATATGCCAGTAGCTTCTATAGGCTCAACCGTCACATTACACACAGCCTTTATTACTGCATTATCAATATATAACAAATCCGTTATATCATCATCTCCAATCCAGGCATTTACTGTAAAGTTCCCTGGCTTCAAGGCTGTTAGTTTCCCGTGTGAATCTATTTTTGCCAAATGATTGTTTGCATTTACAGGATATATCCCCCAATTAATTTTAGGCAACTTCGCTTTAGAAGGAGAGCCTTTTACCGTAAATTGATAAGTTTCTCCGGGCTTCAAAGTCATATCCGACTTGTCTAAAAGTATAGATGTTACCATATCATCTTCGTTTTCACAGGAGGATATAAGAACACAAAATAGAGAAAGTAGAAAAAATATTTTATTACTCATAAAGCATGTATTTAGTTAATTAATGTGCGGCAAAGTTAAGTCTTTAATTTTAATTAAACATTATATTATTTTGCTTTATTACAGTGTTTTTTATTGCATATAAAGCATAAAAAATCCCCGAACTGTAAAGAACGGAGATTGCCTTAGCAAGAGAATGTATATTTTGATTGCAATATAACTAAAAGTCAGGATGCGTCTTCATATATTCGTCAATCGCTTTGAGGTCTTCTTGTTGCTCCTTACTTCCCTTGTAATCATTAAGCCCTCTCTGAACTCTTTCTGTATGAGATTTATTGCGCCTTTTTAAATGAGATTTTTTTATCCATCCTTGATTAAAAGAATATTGGGCATGTTGTACTTTTGCCCATCCATCTTTTTCCTCAAGTATAATAACGTTATCCAATTCACCTATTTGATAATAAGTTTTTTCTCCAAAATATTCCGTAGCATTTTCATTCAAAATTTTATTCCCATTAGGCTTATCAAGTAAAAATATCTTCTCATTAGACGTTATACCAAATAGAGGATTGACTGCTGCCTTTTTGGAAGATGTCCTTACTTCTTGTTTTTCCACCTTTACAGGCGGATTGTTTTTCATATCCCGCAAACGAGCTTGCCGTTCTCTTTTCTCTCTATCTGCAAATTCTTTAAACCCAGCTTTTCTCATCTGTTTTTCTCGTGCAACGGAACTCCAATATTCCTCATCATACATGCTACTATCATCATCTTCTCCGCAAGACTTAGAACAATATGCTACACACCCGAAAAGGAATAAAAATAATATCAGCTTTTTCATATCAATTATTATTAATACGTATTAAATTTTGCAACAAAGATACGCCTTTATTAACATCTGTTGTCATTATATATAGCATGTTATAAAACATATTCATCTTTTATTAATATATTAAATTATGAAAATGAGTATATTTTCTATATATTCGCACAAAAACTTAGAAAATAAACGAAAGTAATTGATTTTCTTATAAGAAGTTTGCACTTTTAAAGATTATGTATATCTTTGCAGCATCCTTCAAACTCATAGGCAAGCGGAAGCCTGCCATACATATTGCAGGCATTTTTTATGCCTTGACGATACTTATTTATACATAGCGGCTGCTACCCCCGTGTGGAGTATTAATGTACCCACTGCCTATGAGGTGAAGGATAACGGGAAAGGGCAGCCGTTTTTCTTGCCTAAATGCCAAAATATCCTTCAAATGGCAACAAATTCTATCCAAGTCCTAAAACAAACCGAATTGCTCGGACACCAATTCACCGTATATGGAACGGCAGAAAATCCATTGTTCTTAACCAAAGAAATTGCAGATATAATAGAATACTCTGCAAGTAATTCAAGTAAGCTAACCAACCTTGTAGATAGAGACGAAAAGGTTCGTAACATTATTACGACCCCCGGTGGAAATCAAGAAGTTTGGCTGTTAACAGAGGATGGTTTGTATGAAGTCTTATTCCAATCCCGCAAACCAATCGCCAAGCAATTCAAGAAAGGAGTTAAACAAATCCTTCACGAAGTACGAACCACTGGCGGCTACATCGCCACCAAGCAAGACGACACCCCCGAAGAAATCATGGCACGTGCCCTAACCATCGCACAAGCCACCCTTGCAAAAAGAGAGGAACGGTTAAAGCAGCTTGAAGCCCAAACGGAGCAACAGCAAGCCACCATCAAACTGCAAGACAAGGAAATCAAGGAGGCTGCTCCGAAAGTCAACTACTACAACACACACCTGCAAAGCGTGAATACTCTAACGAGCACGCAAATAGCCAAGCAAATCGGCATGGATGCAGAGAAGCTGCACAAGAAGCTGAAAGAAGCAAACGTAATCTATCGCCAATCGGGGCAATGGCTGCTCCACTCCCCCTACTCTACATGGGGATTGCACTCTACCCGTACCCAGACCTATACACGTTCGGATGGTTCGATAGGAACCAACGTCTATACCGTATGGACTGAAAGGGGCAGGCGCTTCATCATCGCCTTGTACGAGAATGAGTGGAATGTGAGGAGAGCTATCAAGCAGATTAAGGGTGAAATAGACCCTGCTGCATAGCATGTTTTTGCGTAGTATTTAGTAAATTTGCAGAAAACGAGTAGGTTATGGAAAGAATAAGGTTGTCAAAGGAAGAAAAGGCTGTATTCAGAAGTGTAAGTATCAACGGCAAGAAATTACCATTGAAATGTTCTCCGTTTCTATTTGTGACAACCCTTGACCTTCTGAAAGAAAAAGGACTTGTATCATATAAGGCTGATGAAGATGGAGTTGTGTATATGGCAAAACTTACAATAAAAGGAAAAGCATACATGGAATATAATCCCATGTTGAAAAATCCTATCCCGTGGAAAGACATCATACTAATTGTGCTTTCAACGATTACTGCCGTATCTACGCTGCTTGCATTGTTTGTCGGGTGTACCTTATTAAATGAGAGGTTATGGAACGGATTAAATTAACAAAGGAAGAGAAACAAGCATTTCGGATTGTTGCAGAGTTTGGCGGAAAATGCCCGGCAACATACCCGAAGCATGTATTTACTGCTTCCATCCGTTCCATTGAGAGGAAAGGATTGGTGAAAGCCAATTATGTAATTGACGGTTATGTATGGAGTGCCAAACTCACCGAAGAGGGCAAGCACTATCTTGCCGTTAACCCCAACTTGCACAATCCTATCAATTGGAATTTAATACTTGCCATTGTAGGCGTCCTTATATCTATCATAGCCTTATTCGTTAGCTGCATGAAAAAATACTAATCACGCTATTTTAATCATCCGGCAGTCGGTTCCAATGCCCGACAGCCACAACTATATCCAAAACGAAAATGGAAGAATTAAGAAAACTACTGGATGAAGTAATACTCGATATACAGCAGGAGAAGCTGGAAATAATGGCGCTTCTTGCCCCTATGTCTATATCAAAATACAACCCGAGCGCCTCTAAGTCAGATTTTGACCTTAGAAGCCTTAATAAGGAAATATTGCCACATGTTAGCATAGATGCACGTTGAGGTTTCGACCAACGTTCACGTTGTGATACCCCGTCAGCAATACGGCTGGCGGGTGGGCAATAGATAAATTATAATTTAAAGGAAAGAATATGAAAACAAATAAACTCACCTACTCCACCCCTGTCCCTAAAATAAAAGAATATGTACGCAATATCGTAACCAAGCATAATGCCGGAACTAAATATCCGTGCAGCCTGAATGAAATAAGTCAATTGTTTTTCACTAATGAAAAAGAAGCAAGGACTTTTATAAAAGAATGGTTTGCAGAGGGGAAAGACTATACCCTATCAAGAAGAAAGTTTTTCCTTTCAGCTAATTGTTTGCGAAGGTTGTTTGACATGGCAAGTATGGGATTAACACCCAAACAGCAGTAAACTATATTTCAAAGCATTACGTAATAACATAAAGTTATGGGTATCACAGACATTATCATTGGTTAACACATTACGGTACAAAGGCCATGAAATTAACGACGATAAACAATTATTAGCTTGTTGTTTGGATAGCATCTAAATTGCAGCAAAATAATAAGTTTTTTTTATTGGAATTGATTTTCATTCCATTTCACGCCATTTCATTCTATTTCATTCATTCCAAAATAGAATAGAAAGTGACATTATTAACATTTGACTGATATTCAAATGCTTAATAACTTTGCTTCCACAAGATAGCTATCATAGTTGCAGTTTGTGGAAGTTCTGCATAGATAAAGATATTTGGGGACATCGGTCTAACTCGTAAACTTCCACTTTATACGGTTAGGCTGGTGCTCCCCTTTTCATTTATATAAAGATATAAAGTTATGAAAAGCAATATTCAAATTTTCAAAAACGAACAATTCGGAGAAGTAAGAATTATAATGAACGAAAACAATGAACCTTTGTTTTGCTTGGCAGATGTATGCAAGGTTGTGGAACTGACAAATCCATCATCTGTGAAACAAAGATTAGATAAGGAAGATGTACAAGTTATTGATTTACACGCCCTAAATCCCGATTTCGAGATTATCGGAAATTCAATGGCTACATTTATCAACGAGACGGGTTTCTATGAAGTTCTCCTATTCAGTAGTAGTAACAAGGTAAAACCGTATAGAAGATGGATTACACATGAAGTTCTACCAGCAATCCGCAAGTATGGAATCTATGCTACAGATATTACCATAGAGAAACTACTTGCTAATCCGGATTTCGCTATACAAGCATTACAGAATTTGAAAGAGGAGCGCCAAAAACGAATTGAGGCAGAGCAGAAAGTTGCCGAAGCCACTCCCGCCATAGCTTTTACCAATGCCGTACAATCAGCGAATAGTTCTTGCTTAATCGGAGAATTAGCAAAGATTATCACACAGAATGGATACCCTATCGGAGAAAAGAGGTTATTTGCATGGATGCGTGAAAACGGGTATTTAGGTAAGCATGGAGAGCGATACAACATTCCGAATCAACAGTATGTAGAACAGGGATTATTCGAGATAAAGAAAGGCGTACGCTCAGGTAGCGGCGGAGTATTACATACTACAATTACGACAAAACTTACAGGAAAAGGGCAGGTCTACTTCGTAAACAAGTTTTTGAATAGCTCTATCAATCAATAGAAAAAATCAAATAATAGCAAGGTTATGTTTGGGACAACAGCTAAAAATGCGTAAGTTTGTTTTGTAAACAACGTTGTCTTACCATTGCTCCGTGGCGGTTGCACTGGAACAAGATTAAACAGGCATAGTGTTGTCGTTAACCGCCACATCAGGCGACATTTTCCTATGCCTTACCTTGAAAAAAATTAGACTATGAATATAAATACTATTAGAAAAAGACTATTCGGGATTGTTAATGACATACAGCGTGAAAAAATCGAAATAATGAAATTGGTAGGAAGAGAAAATATGACAATCATCAAAACAAACTCTATTATTCCCCAAACACCTTTAGACCTAAAGATGTTAAATAAACATCTTATCGAAAAACAAAAGAGCATTATTTAGATATAGAGGATACAAAATATCGGGTAATTTTCTAATATTTTACTTGATTATTTAGAAAATACACCATATATTTGCAGTATTGATAATACAAGCCAAAGAGCTGATTAACGGATATGCCGTTGATTGGCTCTTTTTGTTTTTACAACACAAACTCAAAATAACACATGGCAAAGCCTTACAGTATCTATTTTCAGAAAAGTAAGCTGGGGAGTCCTGTTATTGACACCAAATCCCAATGGGGGATTGTGTGCAAAGACTTCCCTTTTACTGTATATGGAGATATTAAGGATTTGCCCAAAAGGGACTGGATAGACCAAGACGGAGAAGACACCTTTTTCCCCGAAGAACTCTACGTGCAAGCCTATGATATAGAAGTAGAGTTCGCCTATAAAGGTGATATGGGAACAGCCAATGAAAAAATTGTCGCCTTCCTGGACTATCTGATAGGAAAAGACGGTTACGGAACAGAATTAAAGGTTTATGACACCTATACCCAAATAGGCAGGCAGGGGGTTTATTTTAAATCTATAAAATCCGACCTTTTTGTCCGCAAGACAGATGAGGGAGATGTCGTAACTTTCAACATTACATTTCGGGTAACCGACCCTAAAACACAAATTATTCTTACGGCATAATGGGACGGTTTATAATATACAGCAAAGACGGGCAGACGCAACGATGTGTCGCTAACAAGTTAGAGTATAACGGAGAGTTCATGGGAGCTTGTTCCGTTAACATTACCGTTACGTCCCCCACTCCGATTGATTTTACAGTCGGGGACTATCTGATATACCGCGGAGAAAGATTTGAAATAAACTACGACCCTACTGAATTGAAGCAAGCCTCCAAAAATACATACGGAGAGGCTTTCAAATATGAGAACGTAGTTTTCAACTCTCTCGCAGACGAACTGACAAGATGCGAATTCCTGGACTATGTAAAAGAGGATAACTTAATTCACTACTCTTCCCTGCCTACATTCAGTTTTTACGCTGAAAGCATAAATGCTCTCGCAGAAAGAATACAGGTGAACCTTGACCGTATCTATAAAGGAGAGCAAAAATGGACGGTTGCAGTACACCCCGAATATGTTAATGAGACTAACAAATCCATATCAATAAGCAGTATAAACGTTTGGGACGCACTTGCTTTGGTAAATAGCGAGTTTAAGGCAAACTTTATCATAAGGGGACGAACGATAACAATAGGCACTGCCGGAATTGCAGTAGGAAACATGTTCGGCTATGGAAAGGGCAAGGGATTGTACTCCATACAAAAAACCGCGGATTCATCACAGAAGATAATTACCCGCCTAAGAGCATATGGTGGTACCAAAAACTTGCCGTACAACTATTATACAACATATGGTAGTCCTATTGTCGAAGCTCCCATCGAGGATGTATCTTATGGATATGACCCTAATACACATTTGATAGACGGTGCTGTTGTGACGCTTCCTTTTTACATGAAATTCCTATCTGACACAGCATTGTATGATGTGACAATCAATAGGCACTCTTATAAAATGAGAAGAGGTAGCTTTCTTGGGAAATGCTACGTTTTGTTGAATAGCGAAGCCGACAAGGACAACGTCCGCATAGGCGCAAAGATGCGGATAGAAAAAGGCATTGAGACGGACAATGTTCCAAGAAAGTACAAAAGACCTTCCGGAGCATTAGTTCCCAATAATATGGCTGTTAAAAACTTGATGCTTCCTGATTTTCCGGAAAAAACACTTGACCCATACCTTGATAGTAAAAACATAGATATTATCGGAGTTCGGGAAGGTTCGGTTTTCTTTGACGGGAGCGATACTTCTTTGCCGGAAATATATCCGTCTATGGAAGGAATGACGGCACAGCAGTTGAAAGACGCGGGAATAATCGTAAATGCTACCGGAGCGTTGGATGAAATCGCTTCCGATTCTGTGAATAAGGATAATACGCCAATTGTAGATGATGGTTACTTTGAAGAAGGGGAAACCATCCCACCGTTCAAAATATATCTCAAAGACATTGGATTTGACATAAACGATTACTTTACCGATGAAACTCCCACCATATCCATGAAAAGCGGAATGTGTGGTGGACGTGAATTTGAAATACTTAGAGATGCAAACAAGCCCGTAAAACAAGGTGATATGTGGGTCTTGACATGCAACAGAATCTATGATGAAGGTTTGAATCTTTATTTCCCATATAAAGATTTTACTATCAAAGCCGGAGATAAATTTGTGCTTTTGGGTATTGATATGCCGGATGTGTATATAAAAGCTGCTTCCCAAAGATTGCTAACAGCTTCCAAAGAATATCTTGCAAAAAATGATTATGTAAGATATACTTACGAGCCTAAAGTAGATGAAATATTTATGGCGCGTCACCCGGAACTGCATGGCAGTATAAAGGAAGGTGATTTAATGTTGTTCGAGGATGAAGACTTAAACATCAACGGGAGCATTATTATTGACAGCCTTACAATAAAGGAAGGAGACACTCTCATTCCAACGTATGATATTACCCTTCGCAATGATAAAGCGGTAGGAACTTTAGAAAAGATACAGAATCAGATAGATTCAATAGTAGGCGGGCAAGGCGGTGGAGGATTAACTACCCAACAAGTGGAATCAATCATTAAAGCCTTTGGAGAAAAGCTGTTTTTGAATAAAACCAAACCTGACCAAACCAGCTATTTAATAAAGTTCTTAGGTGGATTGTTTTCAGACTACATCCAGTCCATGAACTTTTCTTCCGGTGCATTGGGTGAAGGCTTTGTTATCAAAGTAGACAGCAAGACGGGTAAATCCTACATTGAAGTGGACGAACTCTTTGTGCGTATCAAGGCGATGTTCTCCGAACTGGAGATAAAGAAACTCTCTTATGCAGGCGGAAACTACATGTTCACTGCCGCCGGAATGAAATGTGGAACGGTGGAAGAACACGAGGATTTTTGGCGTTGCTATCTTTTGGTGGATGATGGAGAAACGGCTATCGAGAACCCGTTCAAGGAAGGTGACCAGATTCGTTTTCAAGACTTTAATATCAAACCGGGTGTCTACGAGAATGTGTCCAACCGTTATTATTGGCGTTTATGCGTAGGTGTTGGCGAGGATTACATAGACCTTAGCAAAACGGACTGTGATGCAAACAGCGACATACCGCAGGAAGGCGATAGTCTTGTACAGCTCGGAAACAGAACGGACAAGAAGCGTCAGAACGCAATCACCTTGTCCGTGTATGGCGATGATGCACCGAGTATCCATCAGTATGCCGGGATAGATTCCTATTCTTTAGCAGGCAAGGAAGTGACGGTTATCAGTCCGCAAGGCAACAAGTTCATGGGAGACTTTATCTTGAAAACGGGAATAAACATTATGACCCAGTTCAAGATATTGGAAGACTTGATTTACTCTGAAATCTCCAAAGTGCTTGACGAGGTGCAGGCAAAGGATAATTATCTGTATAACGCATCATTTGCAAGCAATACGAACGGTTGGGAGACAAAGAACGATGTTCGTTTCTTTACTGTGAACGGAAAGTTCTTATTGGTTAACGACAAGTTCTATTCCCGCAAGGATGCCATGGCTGCCGTTATCAGAGACGGGGATAGAAACGTGCTTCGTATTCTTTCTTCCGGAATTAAACAGTCAAATGCTGATTTAGCCAATAAACCGACCTATGAGGAAGGGGAAGAACCGGGAAAGTTCTTTATCTCTTTCCGGTATAGGGTAGCTACAGCCGGAACGCTGACAATAGGATTTCCCGGTCAGAACCTGTATTTCACTGAACGTCTTGAACCGGGCGAGGAATATGCAATGAAAGAGTATTCCGGCACATGGGACGGAACGGGCGATTTTGAGTTGAAGTTTACGGGGGATATATACATACACTCGTTGGCTCTTGCCGAAAACGCATTCGAGGATTTATATACAAAATTGAGTTCCGAAATAAAGCAGACTGCGGAAAGTATCAGGTTGGAAGTAAAAGAACTCTCGGAAAGCAACAACCAAAGGTTCTCACAGATTGAGCAGACAGCGGAAAACCTCAAATTGTCTGTTACAAAAATAGAGGAAGATGTAACGCAGTTGGGGCTGGACATCAATGGGGTTACCGATGAACTTAAATTATATGTCAAAAAAGACGGATTAGGTTCAGAAATCAATGTGGCACTTGATAACATTTCCGTGGTTTCCAAAAATATATACTTTACCGGAAATATATCCGCCAACGGGAATGTGTCTATTCAGGCAGACGGGACAATAAAGGCTATTGGTGGATATTTTGAAGGAGAGATAAATGCAAACAGCGGGGTGTTTAAAAATGTAAGAACTCCTAACAACTCTTTGGTGATAGACGAAAATGGGAATGTTAGCATTGTTGGCAAAATATCAACCGCTTCGTCAGGTACAAAAATAGAAATAGACCCAAATTCAAACAGCCTAAAGTTTTATAATTCAAAAGGATATGATGTGGGTGGAATTTCATTCCTTGATAGTGGAGCCGGAGGTACTTCTGTTACTTACCCAAGATTAAAATTAGACAATATAGCAAGTGATGGCAACTTAACTGGGTCTACCACCCTTTTTGCAGGGTCATTGTCAATGATTTCAAATTTAAGTGGGTCAAGATACCAAGTGTCTCTTGGCATCGACGGACTTTCTTTTTATAAAGATGGAAGATTAACTAAATCATACCCAAGTTCATGAAAAAGATAAATTTTAAACAATTACTGATTGCTACGGACATTACCCGTAAGCATTGTGAAAATATAGATTGTAGAGAGAATTTTGCGAATGTATTATACCGGAACGGTAACGGTATCGCATCGCATGCACTCGCTTTGAAGATATACAACTCCAATGAAGAGACAGAGTATAGTGATGAAGAAGTGTCCCTGATACAAGAGCATGCAAATGCTTTTTGCAAACCTTTCTTCATTGACGCGCTCAATCGTGCTATCAACAATCAACCGGAAGAAGTAACCGATAAACAGGAATAATTATGGCTTGGACAGAACAGGATTATCAAGAAATAGTTGCCCGTCTTATGGCTAACTCCATAGGGGTTAATGAAGTACCGAATGCGGACAAAGCGGATGATGTAACATCATTGCCTGCATTTAAACCTTCAGGAAGCAACAGTGAAGCTTCTGTGGTCAATTATCCTTTAGAATTTTTGAAAGGAGAACAAGGCGAGCCAGGTATACAAGGAGAACCTGGAAAGCCATTTAAGGTAGCCGGCGAATACGACACCCTTGAAGCCTTGAAATCTGCCGTTCCCGATGGTTCGGCAGTTGACGGGTTCATGGCTGTAGGTACGGAAGCTCCTTATGATTACTACGCATGGGTAAGTTCTGCTGGCGGAAATAACCCGGACCCATCCCCTGATGGAAAGTATTTATTATTGTCGGATGACACTCCGTTATTGTTGGCTAACGAAGAGCCAATATTACTTGCAGATAACGGAGAACGGGTTGCAAGTAATGGTGAATGGGTAAACCAGGGTAAGATAGGCGGCATAGAAGAAGCGCCAACTGATGGAAAGGCATACGGTCGTAAGAACGGGGATTGGGCGGAAGTTTCTGATAAGAAATATGTCGATGACAGCATTTCAAGCGCTCGTAGTGTTGGCTACATGATGCAGCTTACAGAGATTGACGCTTCCGGGTTGGATGAAAATACGTGGTATCCGGTTATTATTAAATTAGATACTCTGAATTTCTACAGGATAGAAGTTCATGCGACACTTGGTATGACTGGTTCCCCGTCATGGGCTGAACATGATGAAGGTTTTGTTACTCACAAAATTTGGGAAGTTAATGCTGAAGGATATGGAACTGCTCAAATAGTTCGTAATATTTTTATATCTACTTATGGATTTGCTAATATAGACCCTGTAAGAGGTATAGGTCAATTAACTCGAAATAGTTTTGAATATGTTTATGTACGAGGTGGTGGTAAATATCAGTTTTACACTTCTCATAAACTTAATATTCAATTGATAACAAGCAGGCTTGAAGTTGGATATGAAGAAGTTATAGAACCAACTACTGAAACCCCTGCGGAAATAGTGGCGAATATAGCGACGAAGAAGTATGTGGATAGTTATTTTAATATAGTAAAGATTTCATCAGAAGCTTCACTACAATTAATTACAAATCAATTCGTTAAAGGTGAAGAAGTTGAAAGTAAAATAAATTTTATTTTTCAAAGTGTTGAAAATTTTAAAGCTATTGTAACAAGTTTGTTAAAAGATAATCTTTTATTTTTTACAGTTTCGGAAAATGAGTCTTTTAAGATAAATACTTCTCATATTTATTGTAATCCAAATAGCGGAGCTTATGAACTTTCATTTATTTTGACTTATACTGGTATTGCAAATGTTGATGTTATTAATGTTTTTACAAAAAGAGTTTTTATTGCTCTTAATGCAACAAAAACAAACTTTTTTATAGTTCAAGATTTAGTTCAATCCGACAACCTCATCACCCTCACCAAGAAAACCGCTGCCGAGTACAAGGCTATTGGCTCTAAGGATGCCAATACAGCATATTGTGTAACCGATTAAAACAACAATTATGAGTAACGAAAATAGTAATCTTAGAGTTGGTTCGGCTGGAGCTGGGCTGTTTGTGGGGGGCACTGAAATATTGGGAGGAGGCGGAATAGCAAATTTACTGAAAGAAATTACCATTGCACCGGATTTTATAAATATGGGTCATGCAAGTAGGATTTTGATTGCCAACCTTAGTGATAATGATGAAATAACTCTTGAAAGAGAGGGTTCTCCGACTATCATTCCTGCACGCCACATAGAATGGTATCGTTTAAATGATTATAATAGAAAATTTAATGTTTCAAATTATGGAGATATACCAGTTAGATGTTTATCTGCCCATGTAGAAAGCGGTTCTGCCATTCCTAATGTTGCATTTGAAGACCTTATAGCTAACAGGGGGGACCATTGCATAAACTATACTTTTTATTTTACTGTATTGCTAATATTTAATACTATTTGATATGAAAACAATCTTTTTAAACAGCCGGCTCGCCAAACTGATACTCTTTGGCAGCTACACAACAATCATGTTCTTCGGCTTCATCCTTACGAAGCTGAAAGAACTGTCCGAAACAATCATACGTCATGAACGGATACATCAGAAACAGTTCTTCGAGTGTATGGAGATAGCGGCTATCCCGTCCGTATTATTGTCACTCTATGTCAGTGCATGGTGGTTGCTCCTTATCCCGCTATTCTACTACATTCTTTATTTGGCAGAATGGTTTGTGAGCTTCGTGTATCACTTGTTCACAGACAACAAGATTGGGGACGGTAAGGTCAATAAAAATGCTTACCGTGCGAGCGCATTTGAGATGGAAGCCAAACTCAACCAGGATAATCCGAACTACTTGAAAGAACGTAAATGGGGAGCGTGGTTCCGCTATTACGGCAAGATATGAAAATCCCGTCCTATTCTCACGAGCAAAACGGAATGACAGTAGTTCGCTTATTTGATAAGAGACACAAAGATAGGAATAATTGACAAATAACGATAAGATGAGTACAGAAGTTGTAAACGCAGCCCTTCAAACAAGTAAGGGTATTAGTGATTTCGGAATGATGGCTGTTGCCGCAGGTTTCTTTTTGGTTATATGCGGTGTAATGTGGTTCTTTATATTCAAATGGTTCAAACATTTGGTGGATAATGTGATAACCAGGCAGGAAAAGGTGATAAATGATTTGCTCGTGGAAACCAAGGCTCAAAATGAGGTTCTCTCTGATATTAACGAGGGATTGAAGCCTATTTCTCAAATGCAGATAAATTCGGTTTGCAACAACTTCTTTGACCTTGATTGTGAAAGGCTGTGCCGGTTGGTCCGCAATGTGCGCGATGAGAATAATATTGATGATAAGCAGAAGACAAGAAGAAAGATAGAAACGCGTTGTAATGCCATAATCAAGAAGCGGAGTATTGAACTCGACAACTTTATTCATCGCGGGAAAAGGCTCAGTGAGTTTATGTCTACGGATTGGGTAAAAAAGTTTTCGGATATAATAGAGTCGGAAATTTATAATCCTATCGGCGCCAATAATGCACGTGCCTATGCCAATATCAAAACAGCTATAGATGAGGTTAAGGTTGAATTTTTTAATAACATGAATAAATAAGGAGTAACAAAATGAAAAAGAAACTGATTATCGCAGCGATTGTTATCGCTATCATCGTGGGAGTTATGCTTTACATGCACTACACACCGTTTTGGGTGAACCTGACTACTGTTGTATCATTCGGTGTCGGTGTTGTTGCCGGATGGGTGGCTCATGTGGTTTATGATAAATATTTCAAGGAGGACGCGCAGAATGAAAATATTGATTGATAACGGACACGGAAGTAACACTCCGGGCAAGTGTTCACCAGACGGAAGATTGAAAGAGTATGCGTATACCCGTGAGATTGCCACACGTTTGGAAGCGGAATTGCGCAAACAAGGTGTTGACGCAGAACGTATCGTCAAAGAGGAAATAGACGTTCCTCTATCGGAGCGTTGCCGTAGGGCGAACGAATACAAGGCAAGTGACACAATCCTCGTATCTATCCACTGTAATGCAGCGGGAAGCGGCTCTGAATGGATGCAGGCACGTGGTTGGGAAGCGTGGACTTCGGCAGGTCAGACGAAAGCCGATAAATTAGCTGACAGCTTATATGCGGCAGCCGAACGACTTTTGCCGGGTATGAAGATACGCAAGGATATGACGGATGGCGACCCTGATAAGGAAAGCGGGTTCTACATCTTGAAGCACACGAAGTGCCCGGCAGTCCTTACAGAGAACCTATTCCAAGACAATAAGGAAGATGTTGGCTTCTTATTATCGGAAGAGGGGAAGCGGGCAATAGTGGACTTGCATGTGCAGGGAATTGTGAACTATTTGAATAACTCTAAAAAGTAAACATCATGGCAGCAGAAGTTTTATCATTTCAACAAGAAGAAGGCAAAACAGCGTATTACGCAACGTTTGTCAGTGACGGTAATCCCGTTACCATACAGATAAAGAACAAGGGCGGATATGTGACCGCTTTCGCAGGAATTGATGATTTGGAACCCGTTCCACTTTATCCCAACGCATCCCAATATAACGGTGCGTCCAATACGATTTTCCGCATCGTAGGGATAGCGAATGGCATAAACGTCACAATCAAGAGTGCTACCGAAGTATTGGAAGCCAAAATTATTAAAGAGGGATAGCCTATGAACCCAATCACTATCCCCAACATCAGCATTCCGACAATCGGTATTCCTACTATCAGTATACTTACTATAGGGTATTCATATATCAAGGATAATAAACCGGGACCAAACCCATCCCCTGATGGAAGGTATTTATTATTATCGGATGGCACTCCGTTATTGTTGGCTAACGAAGAGCCGATATTACTTGCAGATAACAAAAAATAAAATGATAAAAAATAAAAAGATATGGCAGAAGGATTACAAATAGGACAACTCCCTCAAAAGGAGAACTTAACCGGAAACGAGCTGATACCTTTTCAGCAAGGTAGTAGCAACGGCTCAATGAGTACCGCTACATTGAAGAAATACATCGGCACTGGTGGTGGCACTGGTGGCAGCACTGACTATATGAACTACATCACCGAGTATAATGTTTCCGTCCAGCATCCTACTTCGGGAGTTAACGGGAGTAACAAGTACAGTCTGGAAGGCGCTATTGCCCAAGTCCCGCAGGAACTTAGAAATATCGGGCTGAAGGTATTGTTCATAAATTCGGACGGCAAGGTAGAAACGTGGGAGTTCCAGGGCGGGATATTTACCAATACTGATAGTTGGGTACAAGGTGGTGTGCGGAAGGTTTCTGAGTTAGAGGAAAGCAGCAATTCAACTAAAGACCTAGCATATTCCATTCAAAGGTCACTCCAGAACATTGAATTTAAGGATGATGAAGAATTTGTCATATGCGACTCTCTAGGAAATGTAATTTTTACCGCAAACAAGAATGGTATTAAGTCCATCAATATGGCAAAAAATATAGAAGAGATAGTCCAGAAAGAAGAAAGCGAATTAGTTATAACGGATTCAGTCGGACATGTGATAGCACGTATCAGTAAAGATGGTATTGATTCCCCCAATATAAGGCAGTTAAATCCTAATCAGACATGGATGAGTGGGAAAAATATATTTGTATTAGGCGACAGTCTTTCCTCTGCCGGTATCTGGATGAAAAAACTGGCAGAAATAACAGGAGCTGTATTCGACCAAGACATTAATTCCGGCACTTCGCAGTTCAATATTGGGAAGCCTATTTCATATGGCGGTACTCAATCATACGGATATAATAGTAACAATAGCAACGGTACACAGCGAGCTAAGAATCTGGTAGAGATTTCCAAGAGAATTCCGGTGGATGTGCTGTTCATTCAGAATGTGAATGACGGTAATTCGATAGGTAGCTGTTTCACAGAGGACGAATACGTCTACAAGGTACAGCATGAACGAGCTTTTTCCGAAGCTCCTAATTTTCCAAAAGAATGTGTTATGAATGACATGCCTTTTATAACCAGAGATAAGGCCATTGAAGATTTCAAATCAAATGTCTTGGCACGGATTGGCGACACTCCTCGTAGTCACGGAATGATGTATATGTATAAATACAGTGCCAATTCGGCCATACTAAAGATAACGGGTAAAGCCGCTATCAATGGGACAATAAATATTATTGTCAACGGTAAAACATATGGTTGTACCGTTACCACGGATATGGAACTGTCGGAAATATGTGATAAAGTGATAGAGTGGGATTTTACCGAATATTCCGACACAAAGGGCAAAGACAACACCGTTACATTCGTCGATTTAAAAAATAACAATCCTCAGGTAGAATTTGATGCAAACGGTACTGGTGTAACTGCTACAGTAGAACGTTCAACAAGTTCTGGAAGCGACTTTCTTGTGTATTCCGAATATGATTACACGGATACTATTTTCGCCAATGGAAAAAACTGGAAAGAATGGTACGAGCTCGGAACCATGTACTCCAAATACAAGGGACTGTTGGAGTACTTGCAACAAAACCTGCCTGGCACTAAGATATTCTTTGTCCTATCTCCGAATATTGCGGCAAACTTTGATAGCCTGCCTTCGGATAAGATCTATCCGGACGGTAGTATGAACATAAATAAGCTGGATGCAAAAGTTCAGAGAGCATTACGTGAAGTACAGGCTGATTGTGCCAAGTTGTATGGTATTCCCGTGCTCAACGTAGCAGAGGAATGGGGAATCAGCTATCTGAATGCCTATCCTAAATACTACAGCAACAACAATGTGCATCCCAATGATGCCGGATATGAGAGATGGGGAGAGACTATGGCGAGATTATTGTGTGGTAAATAATAAATAACTTTTAGACAAAAAATTATGATTATCGTATTGAAAGGAGCTGATTTCTCAGCTAACAATATCGGCAAGGTAGATGTTTCTTCTGTTTTGTCCGATAGAACAAAAAAAATTGTTGCAAGATTTAGTAAGAACCTGAGTGATTACACACAGTTTGCTCTTCAGGAGTTGATTGACTGGCTCGATTCAGAAGGTATATTATCCAATATGGACGCGCTGTATCTGCCTTGCCTTGCAGGAACACTGGAAGAGGCGTTCGTCAATGTGGCGAAATCGCCATTCAATACAGACATTGTTTTGGATTCTGAAATCTTTGAACTTAAAAGCAACGGTGTAAGAGCCAAGTCTTCGGGGGTTACAAACAAAGGGATACAGTTGACTTGTACGGCTCCGGTTAAAGATATGCACTTGTTATGGTATAATACAGAAGAATATGCCAAAGTCTTAGATATAGTATATCCAGTAGGAGGAACCAATAATTTTTCTTTTTCCCCTGGTGAAAAGGATAAAGAATTCACAGGCGGTACCCCTCAATGTGAACTTGGTGGATATAATATTGGAACGCTAAGTGGAGGGCGTATGAACAATAGTGGCATAGTGACAGCTGGTAAATCCCTGAAAGGCATCAACCACAAAGATATAGATAGTTTGAATGGACTGAAAATGTATAGTCCGGGAATGACAATGACGAAATTCAATAATGAAATCAATTACGCCTCTATGACCAATTCGATGGGAGCATTTAATATATCTGGAGTTAATAATAACGCTATGCTTATCCCTCATGGGGTATTCAGCCTTGGCAGGGGGCTTACTGATGTACAGGTAATTCAGTACAATGAGAAAATTAATAAACTGATGACAACACTTTGATTTACAATATTAATTCATCCCGGACCGTGAAGTGCCGGGATGAAATTAATATCATAAATATATACTAATTGTTATGAAAAATAACATCTTAGGTGCGGTGGTCTATCTATCCACCGCCATAGTATTCGGTGGCAGCACTGCACTGCTGATGCTTTTTATCAAGGAGAACAGCGACCGTTGCTACTACTATAACGGCAAGTGGAACAAAATAGACTTGCTGTGTGGAGTTGTCGCAATATGTGCAGGTATGGTTGTAAATCATTATTTGTTGAGATTATGAAAAAACTACCCTGGCTATTAGTTGTATTGCTGGCCATCGCTTGTGTGGCGGCGTGGTTCCGCCGGCTCGAGCCTTTGCCGGCAGAAATACGTACCGAAACAAAGATACAGACGGTTGTCAAACTTGATACAGTTCTTATCTCCGCACCGATAGCGGTCTTTTGGCAGATATTGCCGAATGACACAGTACGTATAGGTGATACCTTGCTTCATCGCAAACGGGTTGTGTATGAAGATAGCCTGTATCGTGCGGTGGTGAGTGGATATGTAGACCCGCGACTGGATAGTATGCAGGTCTTTCCTAAGACGGTTTATCAGACGGTGACGAATGACATCTATCATCCGGTTCCCATCAAACCGAAGAAGAAGCGTTGGGGATTGGGGTTGCAGGCTGGGTATGGGTATCCGGGCGGCATGTACGTAGGCGCAGGAATAAGTTATAATCTATTTGTATGGTAAAAAAGAAATTAACGATGTAGAAGTTGGCTTGTAGCTGACACTCTTTCGGGGCTTAGAGTATAAGGAAAGCCCCATTTCCCTTCACTGTCTGCAAACTTCAAGGGAATAACAACACGGCAGTATTGTTTTGGGGCTTTGTCCTTATAAACAAGACTTCTGTGTTTTTGTTTTCAGAACTTTTATGTTTTAAAGCAGAAATATGAAAATGAAGGAATTATATCAGACGGTAATGTCGGCGGTTTGCCGCCATACAGAAATAAGGGAGGTTGATATTTTAGGAAGCAACCGCGAAGAGTGTGTAGATGCCCGTTACATCTTAATCCATATTCTTGCTCTCTTTTTGACGGATGAAGAAATAGCCGGGCAGACTAAATTACCACGCCAATCAGTTAATCGGATACGGAATAGATTTGCAGCTAAAACGAACAAATGGAGTATCCGTAACAACCTGCACGAAATTAGTTCAGAACTAGCTCACAATCCGCTCACGTCTTCTATAATAGCACATTGATTATTCCGTTCTTTGTCATGCAGCCTTATCGGGTTGCCTTGAAACAGTTTAAATATTAAAGTTATGAGAATTAAAGGAATGAGCGGTGAGGAATATAATGTCACCGGACAAGGACAAGGTAATTACAACACGGTTGGGGCTTCTGCCGGCATTGCATCTTTTTTGGGGCTGAATGCAGGGAACATTCTTGGCGGTTGCGGTAATGTGAGAAATGGCGGTTGTGCAGGCCCGATAGAGGTTATCACTTCCGAAGACAAACCGGTAAGCCGATATGAGGCGGGAATGATGGATAAACTTGCTGCTAAGGATTCTGAAATATCCTTGTTGAAAGCCAACACCTACACAGACCAAAAGCTTGCGGATGTTTATGACCGCCTGCTGACAATTGTCAACAAGAACAAAGAAGACCAGAACGCAATCAATATGCAGCAGGCTGTATATAATGGCACCAATACCGCCACCTTAAGTTGCATGAAACAGCAGATTGCGGAATTGGCAGCCTTAAGCGAGCTTGTCGTTCCTCAACGTAAGGTTTGTGATACTGGATGTTGCGGTTGTAACAACTAACGCACAAGCTTATGTTTTCAAACGCTCAAAAATTGGCGGCTGTGCTCAATAAGTGGGCACAGCCTGCTATACAGGGATTACTTGGAGGACGGTTAGGGCAATTGCCGTTTATTGCAAATATAGATGCGAAAGTGCGTTCCACCGGTTGGGTCAGCCCAATGTGGAGCATTTCCAAAGAGATAGCTCCCGTACTGAACGGATTGTCCTCATCATTGATTGAACCTATGCTTGCAGGGTATCTGCAAGGAGTTCCGGATAACGCCATACCGGAACTGGCACATAAAGTCGTGGATGATGCTATAAAGAATGGGGGACTTTCGTTGTTTGAGGGAAAAATCGAGTTTGAGAAAGAAGATTTGGAAGAATTAAAATCGCTTCTTCGGTATAATCTGCCTATCCAGGACGTTCCTAATTCCTATGAAGTATTAACAGAAGAACCTATTTCGCAAGGTGAAGATGCGGAAGATAAATAATACAAAAAGACAATATCATGATTCAATTAACTCCAATTGCAATCGCTGCTACCAGCCAACAATACTTGGTTAATGTAGTGGAAAATCTGTGCCAGGCATATTGTGTCAATGCCGGAGCGCAACCCACCGGCTTGGTGAATTTTACAGTAGCCGACCAGTATACAGTAGGGACACAAACGATAGTAACCGTTAACGCGGCTTCCCTTGTTACTTATACTCCCAAAGGAAGTTGCCGTAGTGTTACCAAACAGTTCTTGGAACAGTTTAAGGTAGCATTTATCGGTACAGCCGGGGAAATCCCCTCAATCTCCATTACGCCACTTGTCACAAGGATTACGCCGGAAAATATAAAGTGCTGTAACCGTGCGTTTGGAGTAAGTCTTGCAACTCCGGTCACTATTTCCGCCACCTTTCCGGCTTGATTATCCGAACGCGCCAAAGAAAAAGGGGCGAAAAGATGTTCCGGTAAAAGGGGGAATAAAGAAGTATAAACCAGGGAGGACGAAAGCCCTCCCTTAAAAATATTATTATGAAGACAAAGGAAGAGATGATAGAACGGTACAATACACTTTATGAGAAAATGGCAGAAAGCCAGAATCCGAAAAATATGAAGATTTTCGGAGAGGCGGAAAGGTATATGTTTAAGGAGCTTGCAGCCGTACATCCGGAAATGGCTGAAACATGGCTGTCAAGGCTTGAAGCTGTATGCTGGAACAATTATCTGTCAGAAAGGGAAGCCATTAATATTGGCAGGCGTATTGTCAATCAGAATGGGATAAAGGGCTTTCATTGGAACTATGAAAACTTTTGCAATGCCGTAAAAGGTATGAATGGGAACATAGAGGATAAGCCTTATTATAACAGTTATGCGCTGTTTGTGGCAGCCAATATGATTTATTCCGACCACGCCAACAGCATATCGGAAGATATGGGATACAAGGCCGTGCAAGATGTCCCCAACGAAAAGATGGCACTATCATGTTATAAGAAAGCCGTTGAGATATTGAAAGATGAAGATGGTGGGTTTCGTATACGGAAATATTTCAAACACTGGATATATGAAAGCCCGGCTATGTAGTATTGAGGAAAAGATTGACAAGTTGATACTGATGGTAGAAAGGCTTGACGGTTTGCGTGGCTTTGGAAGTAATATTTTGGCAAACATTATTGGGGATGTGATAACTCAGAAGTAATGAAAGGCTATTTGGACATACTGATAGAACAAGCAGACGGCATGATGTACTGCGACTTCTGCCGCCTGCTTAGCATTCTCCAATGGAACGTTTAGAACGCTTTGAACGGGTTCTCCATTGGGTTATACCGCTTGCCGTTTTGGTGAGGGTATTAGCTTGGTGTCTCTAATTCTTTTACATCCTCTAAAGCCTTATATAGCACATATAGCGTACCTATGTGACATTTGAACAAGTCGGTAGCGCCTTCTTCTACGTATTGTGCGTAATCAAACACCAGTTCGATAAGCTCCCCTCTAAGTTCTTCGGGTGTTATGCTATGTTTGAATAATTCGTCTATTGCGCTAAGGTCGTATTGCTTTTTAGCGGGTGTTGTATTTCTTTCCATGATGAATATTTGTTTAGTCTTTTATTTAAAATGTAATTCGTTGTAAATCAGCCAAACTATAATTTTGTAGTTTGGGAACGAATTGAATAAAGCTTGCCCACCTCGTTTATAAAGCGAGCAAAGCTTGATGTTATTTGTTTTTACGTTCCTCTTCGAGCATTTCCTCTACATAGGAAACTTCATCGAGGTTAAAATCAAGGATATTTCTTACGTCCTTGTGTATTTGGATAAGTTTGTCTCTATTGTCACTGAACTTATCCATTGCCCTAATATCCCTGATTATGCGTTGGATAAATTCGCAAACCAATGTAATACCAATAGCCATTCCGTCAGCCGTATATTGCTCTACTGCCTTATCCATAGCCTTATCCGCAAAACTCATTGGAACCATATTGCCGTTTTCATCTTGCTTATAAGTAGCAATTTCTTTTCCGAAACATTCCTTAAAAGCATCGGATAAAGAAAAACTTGCATGAGTTTTCAAACAAGAAATCATGTACTGTAAATCGGCACAGGTAGTTTCTTGCACAATATCCCTCCAATCATCTTGCACCATTTCACCAAGAGCTGTATGATGTCTCAAATCATCTTCGGTTAGGTTTAAAGTTCTTATGCTACCGTCCTCATTGTAATCTGATTCTTCACCTCCATATTCGTTGATAGATTCAATCCTTTTTGAACAAGCATAAAATTTCCACTTCCCTTCGTATTCAGAAAAGTATTTATTGAGGGTATCATCCCATTCATGAAGCCTTGATAAAGAGCGATAAAACCACAGTTCCCATAAACAACTCTGATAAAACCGTTCAGCAAAGTCTCTATTTTCTTCCTTAGTATCTTCAAATGTTTTTGGAGCAAATAATATCTTTACTATATCGAGTTCGTTAATAACTTTATTAAAATAGATAGCTAAGGTACAATCTTCTTCTACCCTGCACATAATGTCATAAAACGGAGTTCTTGCATCTCTTTTCATAATTATGCTCCTATTAATGTTTTAAACTTATTCAAGAAATATACTTGTCCTCTCCCGGTCACATAACATGTATGTTTTATGAATATGGGACTATCACCTGACACTATGGGTCTTTCCCTTACAAAGAACAATCCCATTTCGATAGCCCGCTGTGTGGGCATATAGTCATTTATGTATTTATCCTTCGACTTGCTGTATCTTTGCTTTCTGATAAGGTATTTGTTCTCTACCATCCAGTCGTAAAGCCTTATTTCTCCGATGTTATATCCGTTTTGGGTAATGAGTTTTGCGAGGTCTCCTACAAGAATGTTTGTAGCTGAGCCAGTCACGCAGTCTTTGAATATTACAGCTGGTTTTGTTTCCTCTATGATAGCCTGTTTTTCCTCTTCTTTCTTCTTTACTTCTAAAGAAAGCATTTGGTTCTTCTCGTATTGGTCCGCCCATGCCCGCGCAGACTCTGCCGGATTATTGAAATTTGGAAGTTGGGGTTGGAGAGAATAGCTCCCGGTATTAATTACTGACGGGACAACATCATCAAATATCCAACTCTCAAACTCATCAGCTTTCGGCATTTGGCTTTTGGCGGTTAGCCGGTAGATGTTACCTTCGCTGATAAACTTCATTTGCTGTGTTCTTCCCATTGAATCTATGACGTCGTGAATCACGACGCCCTGTGATTTACAGTGTCTTGCGATAGCGTCACGCGTATTTGAATACTGCAAAGAGGTTGCAATATCCATTCCGCAAAACCAAGCCTTTTCATTTTTTATAAACATGCGAACTTTACCGAATAGAGGGTGTTCGTAAACCATAATTTCGCTCGTTTCGTGAGCAGACGTACCCAATACTGCAATGTTTGTGCCGTTTAAGTAATTTCCATTTAACTGTGCCATAGATTTATTGAACTTTATTGGCATTATAGGGCTGGTAGCCTGCCCATATCCGGCTTTTCGGATAGGGCAAAGAAAAAGGCTGCCCTGTCCCATTGTTCAACCTATCCAAAGGCAGATATAGCATTAACTATACCTATGGGGGTGGCAGCCACTATATTGTAGCGTCAAACTCGCAAGCATAAAAAATGCCCGCTTATGGCAGGCTTCCGCTTGCCTTTGGATAAAAGTTGAACGCTGCAAATATACCTCTAATTTCTATAACGCCAAATAAAAAACTTAATATTTTACTTTTCTACCCCATATCATCGCGTTATACAACGAAGTGGCATACATCTTAATCTCATCCTTGCTTTCAAGGAAATCAACCTTAGAGGCTGCTATCATAGCCTCTGCATAAATCTCTTTGTTTAAAATATTATTCTCTTTCATGTTATCTGCATTTAACTTTTGTAAGTCCATACTTAGCCAACCTTAGATATATCGTCCTTACACTTACATTCAGCATCTCTGCCATTCTGCGGGGCGGTATCTTTTCTTCCTTGTACAACTTGGTAATGTTTTCTTCCGAAAGCGGGTCGACAAAAGGTTTCTTCGGCTCTGCTATCCCCATCCGTTTACGTGCTTTCGCTGCATATGCTTCATTTTGTTTGTCTTTTGTGACGTAAATAACAGTGGTCTTGTTAAGGCGTAGAGGGAATAGCCTTCTTTCCACTTCCTTGTGTTGTTCGGCAAGGCTTTCTACATCCCCGTTGACCGTAGTGTCAATCTTCTTGTATTTGTCCGGGATGCGGGAATGTCTGTCTCTGATTATTCTGTCTGCTCTTCTCATGACTTCTCTTCATTGTCTGAAAACACTAAATTTTGTACTTCTTCTTCCCATATATCTCCCTCATTTCCTTCAAAGTCAAGATATACCGTATCTTTAGGGCTTGGATTGTTGAAACTAGAAAGCAGCCCTATTACCTGCATGGGTATGGAAAGTCTTTCTCCTTGTGGTGACGGGAGTTTTATTCTCACCCGGTCACCGATTTTTAATTCTGTTATATCCATTATTTTATTATACTAAATTTATGATACCATTTATCTGCATAACTGAACCATCTTATAATGAATGATTTGCCGAAGAGGGTTGCTTTGTATAGTTTACTCATGTGTTTCTTTGTTCTTTAATTTATCAAGGAACTTGCTATCTCCCGAATAATTCACACCGATAGCCTTTTTACTTTCAACAATCTGTTCCAAAAGGGTTATAGCTTCCTTTTTTACTTCTTCTACTTCATTATAACCGCAGGCTTTATCAACCAACTGCTCCATAGTCGATTTAGGCTTGGAAAGCTGTTCTTTGAGCTTGTTTAATCTCCAGTAGCAGTAATCAATTGTGGCGATGTGCTCTAATTTACTCATGGTTGTTTTATTTCAATAACTCAATGTTATCGTGTATGTTGCCAATAACAAGACAATCTTCATTACTAAATGCTTCTCCAAAGAAGTGGAGATGTAGCCAACCTTTTTTATCAAGCGCAAATCCGGCATAATGATTACTGTACATAACCTTGCATATATCTCCGTTGCATTCAACAATATCACCTTCGTATATTTCTTCACCGTTCTTATCACATAAGCCGGTGAACTGACCAACAGTTTCAGCCCATACGTCATCGCACCGGCAGTCTTCCGGAGAATATATCTTTGCCTTGTCTGTGAGGATAAGTCCGTTTTCGTCCTTTCCGGCAGTATAGAAAAAAGAGAGAAATCCATATATCCATTTCCCCGTATCAGTACTTTTTCCTCTGAATTTTATTTCACGCTTCATAATCAATATCTTTTCTCGTTTTTAATCAATCAGTTCAAATTCATAAACGAATACATAGGGATTGGATTCCCATGTACCTTTGCCGGAGACTTTATCTATGAGGGCGGCAAAGGCTTCACGAGGAGTATCAAAGTCGGTGCAGCCAATCGCTCGCCAATGTCCCAATCCACAGACGCAATATTTTTTTGTTCCATCATATTCATATTGGCGAGTATTCAGTTCAACGCCCTCACGCAGGCAATCTTCATCGGAAATGTCTTGCAACCGTTCTATCTTGATGTTGGTAATGCGGATATGATGGGGCATGAGGTCAGCACGGACAAACATTTTATTTTTCCAACCGGGTGCGAATTTAGTTTTAGTATAAAATCCTATTCCGTCCCTATCATTAAGTGCAATTTCGGGATTCATCCCTAAACTTTCATAGCTTTGCGCAATGGCGACAAGTTCGCTAATTTTGTATATAGGCTTTATTTCATATCCATGAATACTCTCATAACCACTCTTCCAAAATACACTATTGCGTATTTGTTCTTTTGAAATTCTTCTCGTCATAGTCTTCCGACCATCCAATACAGCCTGGGTTAGACTGTATTTATCATTGAACATTATCTTCTTCATTGTATCTTTCTTTTAACTCTTTCAAAACAATCTCTATACCTTCATCCAGCCCTTTCTTGTAACCGGACATATGCTCACCTATGTTGTAGACCAAGCATCCTACAACGATAAGAACAACTCCTACAGCCCTATGCCAATAGAGAAAGGATACACTGAACGGTGAGAATGTCAGTCGGAAGTGACCGATGAATAATGCTGATATGATGAATATCGCAAGAAAAAATATTAGGTTTGCTTTCATAATCATATAAGTTTTAATGCCTCTTGTATCCCGGCTTCCAGTGCTTCCTCGTAGGTACCCCACTTCCCGTCATCGTTAGGTCCTTTGGTATTATCGTCTTCCATCCATATACCGCTATCGGCTTTTACGATAACATAGCCATAACCACAAGTGTTACGGTATATTTCAATATGCAGGTTCTTGGTTTCACGCAGCCACTTTTGGGCGATATACATTGTTGGACACAAAAATTCAACTGGTTCGTCATCTATTTCCGTACAACACGACATACTTTGCGGAAGGTCATATTTTGTAATAACCTTATTGCAGCCTATTATGTGTTCACACTCCCAATTGAAACCTTTCTCTTTCAGCAGCTTCGCTGTCTCTAATGTCACAAGTTCTTCGGTCATGGCTATTGTTTTTTCAAATTAATAATCTTCGTTTCGTAGTTGTCAAGCCCCTTTTTATGGGTACGGATAATCACTATACTATCATTGAGATAAGTCACGCTTCCCTCACTTGTACGGTGTTCTATAGGGTATTCTCCAGAGTTATTGCACCCGAATAGTGCAACTGTTGCCAAAATGATAATTATTTTCTTCATACTTTAAAGTGTTCAATCAGTTCGTTTACGGTAGCCTTGTGGTAATTGTCAATCTCAAAATCATTAGGCACCCCATAGAAATCCATTCCAGATAAACCTCCATCAGAGCCATCCCGGTATATACCCCAATCGCCCTTACCATTAGTGAATAATTGATTGTTGTCTGTATCATCCCTTAATGCAGCGATAGCTAGGAAAAGTTCTTCGTTGGTTCCGCAATCAACACTATCGGTTTCGTCAGGATGTGGAATGTTACTGAAAAACTCAACACTATATAGACTGTGTTCGGGTTCAGTGAAAATACATAAATCTTCGTTAAGTTCCGCCCCAAACAATCTATATCCCAACTTCTCCAACTTCTTCCGAAGCTCCGGTGTATTCTTTCTTATGAAACACGGTGTTGTAAATCCCATAGTTATTCCTCCTTATCTATTTTTGATTATTTCTCCAGCGTTTTTAGGTGTTTCACGATAATAAGATGTAACAGTTACTTTGCCACGCTCAACAAATGCTTCGCAACCAATAACGGCACAAACAGCATTAAACTCATGACACACAGATAGCAGTGAACATCTTTTACAGTTAATTTTATATTGTACCGCTTCATGCAGCACTCCGTCTATTATTATTCCGTTCTTTACTTCCATGATTACAACGTTAAGATTATATTGGTTTTTATATGCTCTATGGGGGAAACAGCTAACGCAGATTTATCATTTTCTCTGCATATATAAAACATGTTGCTAACTTTTAAACCCGTTTCGGTTTCAAGTTTTTCCAGAATATGAGCTATCTCCATTTCGGCTTTCGCTTTCTTGTTTTTTGCTTCTTCTATATCCATGGTTATTTCCCTTCCAATTTCTTTATTAGTGCATCAGCCACCCTCAAAGAGCCTATTGCAATATCATCATAAGTTTCACTGTCATCGTTTATTCCTAAAGCAATACAATACCCTTGCATAGCGGATTTTGCCAATTCATATCTACGTTGTTCCCAATCAATATTATCAGACCTTTCTTGAAGTATTTCAACCTCATCAAAACTTAATTCAATAGGACTCCCGTAACTATCACACTTGTCAAGTGTGACACGTGCGTAATCAGAAATATTGATAATTTCTCCAGTCTCTTTTATTCTCGCTTTCATTATTTACCCTTCTTTTCAACATATCCGTTTTTAATACACCAGCACAGCATCTCGTAGGCTGAATTAATAAGTTCCTTACTCTCTGTCAGGTTTAATATAGAACGCGAATAAGGCTCCATATATAAACATGTTCCGCTATTTGCAAGCTTCTGTAAGGTTAGTACATGTGTGCCAATAAAACAAGGCAGCTTATCGAGAATGTCCTGCAAAGTGTAAGTTTCATGATAATAGTCGTAATTCGTATCGGCATCCGGAGAGGTTACAACCATGTTGTCTGAATCTGATTCATTCCACTCAAAACACATGCTTCCATCGCTTGTATCCAGCCCAAGCTCCTGCAAATGTTTCATCTGTTCGACTGATAATACTTGTTTTGATTTCATAGTTTAGTCCTCCGTTTCTGTTTCAAAAGTGTTGTATTCAATATCGGCATTACTAACGCATTTGGGCATGTTCTTATCCCGTTCTTCCTTACTCAAATAAAGAAATATATCTTCGTCTGGATTGGAAGAATAACTATTCCCGTTCCAGACTGTTCTAATTATTCCATATATCTTCATATTCAATCTCTTTTCTCCTTTAACGCATAAGAAACAACACAGCAGCTACAGCCCAACCGGACAAAGCCATCATGTAAAATATGAATTTTGTATAACCAATCCATTTAGCTTCTCGATTGAATTTATTTATTGCTCCTTTTAAGTCTCCGAACCGTTCTTCAATGTTCCACATCACATTTTCTTTGACAATTTTCCTGAATCTCTCCCGTACATTCTCTGGAATGTAGAATCTGTCATCTTTATAGAAGAAATATGTAGAACAATTAATATGACAGTAGTCATTATAGTCCCCAGTATCTATATTGATTGTTATTTCTGCCACGCCTTTTTCTTTCCATAGGTCAATGGCGCGTTTTTCAATTTCTTTCTCATTGAGCTTGGCAAGGTCCGCAAGCTTGCTATACTCATATTCGTCTAACTGTACAATCTTTCTCATATTTAATCTCCTTTCTCCTTAATCCGTTCCAGTACATCCTTGTTGGCTTCGAGTATCTCATCGAAAGAGGGGATGGGAAACCATGCAACAACATCATCTATCACTTCATCATAAGAACCGCCATCCTTTTTTATCCATTCGTCTTTAGATGAAAAATATGCTCTAAATACATCGCCATTCGTAACCATTACAATACAATCATCTGACGAGTCATAACCAGCCTTGTCTTTAACGCTTATCCAAGGCGATTGCTTTGACTGCCAGTCTGCACCTTTCTTAAAAGCCCGTAATGCAACCGATTTTGCCAATGCCTTGATAGCTATACTGTCTCTTTCATCATAGGCAAGCTCTGCATCTTTATTATATGTACTTTCACTCCAATGAGTGCGGGCTGCTTCTTCTACTGTCTGTTTCATAACTTATCCTTATTGAATGTTCTGATTTATGTAGTTCACAATCTTTTCCAACTTGCTTGAAGCAAAATTGGTTTCATGATTTAATCCTCCATATTAGGTAGTAAATCTTCGATGTAAGCAAATCTATCTACCTCACCCCAAAGACTTTCGATTGTCAGATCAGTGAGGTTATCATATACCTTGAATTTGCCGTTTTTGAATATAACCAAAGCTGTTTTTTGCGCTTTATACGTTCGATTGTTACTATGCCATACGCTATTGATACGCCATTCAGAGCCGTTTTCAAAACCAAGAGCAATAAATTCCTTAATATCGGAAATACTGCCCGGAACTCCGCTTCTTCCGAATGAATCAATTACTGATTTTGCAAATTCTTTTGCTGTTTCTTTTACTGTCTGTTTCATAATCAATGACTTTTAATTTTCTTATATTTACCACATGCTAATATTAAATTTCCACTTTTGTGTAATTACTAAAATCACAATACAAGTATTGACACCAACCACCGAAGCGATATTTATCATTTAGATACCTACATTGGGAAGTCCACTTACTCTTTGTAATAATCTCGTACACCGTTCCTTTATGGATGAAAAGGTCGCCGACTTTTAAATTGGAAAGTTTAACTGTTTTCATTGGCACATTCTGCTATTCGCTAAAATCTATCTTCCCTTGTAGCACTTCCTCTGCATAATATTGGTCAAAAGACTTGTCACTAATCCACCAATTAAAACCGAATTCTGCATTGGTAAAGTTACGATTGAGATACCCGGCATCAATGAGCTTTTGTATGGTCTGAATCCATTTACGTTTTACATGGGGGAAGCGTTGCATATCCCTTATCTTCTGACGATAGTTCGACATCGGGCAAAGAATGCAGCCAATCCGTTTATATCCCTCATCATATAGCTTGCAGTGTGGTACTTTCACCACCTCATTCAGGAACTCCAACACATCACGTTCCGTCCAATTGATAATTGGAGAAACAAGTATCTTGTCCTTGCCTTTCACGCATGTTACCATCTGTTCTTTGTGTTCGCTCCACTGGTCGAAATTCCCGCTGAACTTATGGGAACTGATTTCGATTTCCTCACGCTTGCTCCGTCTTGTGCTTTCCTGCTTGCGGATTCCAATCAGCGTAACCTTTCCTGCACCGGATGTTTCCTTGAACTCGGCACAACACCATCTTATCGTTCTTGTAGGCAATAAGTGCTTTTTCAAAGCCATGTAGTAAATTGACATCTTAGGCTTTATCAGCTCCACATCCGGATAATTCCGTTTCACAAAGCGAATAACCTCTGGCGGGTCTATACTTGTAAGGTTCATGTGAGCCTTGAATTTTACTCCTGCCAGTTTTGCAATATGGTATAATGCCTGACTATCTTTTCCGCCGGAGAATGCCAAATAGAATCCATTCTCCGGGTCAAGTTCCAATGCCATTCTTTCACTCTTGCGAAGCAAGGTTATTGAATAATCTATTTTTGACTGTAAATTCATTTGTTTTCCTTTCTTTTATTCCGTTCCCGATTGTCTTCCGAAACACACATCTTGCACCATGATGTCTTTGTTCAGAACCACTCTTCATCCACTCCGACCTCTACCGAAAGCCAGTCCATGAGGAGGGTTATAAGGTTATAAATAGGTTTCATCTCACTAAACTTTTATCGCGTTGGCAATATTATCCGCATCCGACAGCTTTCTTACCAGCACATCAAACGCTGCTGTACACCGCTCTGTGTTCATATTGACCGTTTTCCCGATTTTCAAACAGTCGGAAGCAAGGTTCATCATCCTTGCCACATTTGAAAGCTTCAAATATTCCAACGTGAACCCGTTGAACCGTGCATCTTTCTTCCGAAGCTCTTTAATCCTTTCGTCAAACTGGATGCAGGCGTAATCACATAATGTCCTTGCAAGTTCGAACCTTGCAATCTCTGCGGAATGGGATATGCCGTTATCGTCAAGAACCTGCTTGAATTGCCAATACAACATATCCACGTGCTTGTTCACTTCTTCCGTATACTTGTCTTTGCAGTCGGCGAAAAACTCGCTCCGGTCTGAACCGATAACGCTGTTTACAGTACGCTCGTATTCCTTTCTTGCCTTATCGGCATCATTCAAATACCGCTTGAATGCCTGTTTGTAATAAGGCGTTCTCTTCATCGCATGCAGACACTCGATAACCTGCCCGCAACAGATGTCGTTCGTGAGCAGTATGTTGTAGGTGCACAGAACTACAAGGCTCTCATACTTGCTGATTATCTGATTTGCCGTGTCGGTAGTCATTGCCTTGCGTGTTCTGCCTTGTTCATACTCTTGTTTCTGCTCTCTGTTGCAAGCTCATCAATCATGCGCTGATACTCCAATTGTTCGATTTTCTTTTCAATTTCTATGTCCATGATTATTTACCGTTTGTTTCTTATTTGGATAAACCCTCGTTTTTCGCATTCCTTCAACAGCTCCATATCTTCATCCCTTATATCACATGGCGTCTCATGATTAACACTCATGTAATCCGATATGCCAAACTTTTTGCATATATCATAGTAAAAGCGTCTTTGCCTGCCTCTTGTCGTCCAACATATTGTAAGTCTCATACTTTATTGTCAAATTTATGTTTTCGCCAATACTTATAACTGGCGTACTCTCCACGTCTATCAAACATTATACGCTCGAATGTACCAACACGCCGCAATGCTTCGTTTGCGTACAGGTCTCCACCGGCTATCTTAGCTTTCAACATCTCAATGTACTCTTCCCGGCTATACTCTTCTCCGGTAAAAACATTAATTTTTTCTTCCGGCATTGAGTGTATCACTTCATCCCGCTCCTTATCGTAAGTGGCAAACCAGCTCATGATGACAGAACCGTCTATTTTGCCGTAAAATCCACCGTATGATGAGTTTTCCCTTGCCCGTTTAAAACAAAGGCAAACGTCCTCAATTCTGAAATAATAATACTTGTCAAGGATAGAGTTTACAATGGATGCTACTTGATAGTCATTCATATCCTCGCGGCTACGGCCGTAAAACAACAGAGTACCTTCTATGAACTTTACAAGAACCGCTTTTATGCAGGTTTCGTTATCTTTCCTCCATTGTGATAATTGTATGGGAGGTGCGTTTATCGCTTGGCTTATGGAAGTTATCTCATTACTGATGTTCTTGCAGATAGCAATCAGCTGCCTGGAAGATAGAACCGCTATTTCCTTGCTTGTTAGTGTGATTTCTGTTCCCATTGTCTTTTAGTGGAAATAACCCTTGGTAATTATTACTCATGCTTTGCTCTATTATTGCAATCATCATCTGCTTGTCACCTCCCGAAAGAGTTAATAGCTTCCGGTAACATGCCTCTGCTCCGGTCTGCTTGTATGGCTGCCCCCTCTCTTTTTTGTAGTTGAGCCAGTATATGAATATATCCTTATATTCTTCCTCTACGAAATAGAGGTCAAGTACCTCTTTCTTCCTTATTGAGTTTCTCCCGTCTATCCATGCTTTCGCTATTTCATTTCGGATTTCGGAAGGATATTTCAACGCATACTCTTCTGATTGCTGCTTTATTGTTTTCATATTATTACTTTCTATATGGTATTAAGAAATTTGTTCACGAAGTAAACTTGTCCTTTGCCACTAACTTTTGTAGTCAATGTCGTATGTAAAACGCCATTACTTCCAGAGCGTACGCCTTTTTTGATTACAAACAACCCTTGTTCTATGTATTTCTGATTTGGCACGTTATATCTTTCTCCATGCTTGCCCAAATATCCGTTTTTACGCATCCATGCAAACAATCTCTTTTCGCCTATATCGTATCCATTCTGCGCAATTAATTTTGCAAGTTCTCCGATAAGGCATGAACTTTCCGCTCCACTAAATGCGTTTGTAAAGGTTACAGCAGGTTTGGTTTCTTCAATTATGTTTTTGTTCTGTTCTTTGAGGATTTGATTTTCGCAAGCCATTCTTTGCTTTTCCTCGCGTTCGCTCTTTAACTGCGTTGCAAGGCTGATAACAAGGTCGGGGTTGTTTATCATCTGCTCCAAAGTTGGCTGCGTGGCGGTCATACCGTATTTAAGAAGCTCATCTACTCTCATATCCACCCATACCGCTAAATCGGAATTTAGTTTTTGTGCAACACGAATAGCGACAAGACGGTGTGCCCAAGTGCCTGGATTATCTCCACCTCTCTTAACTATCAGTAAATCAGCCAAACTAAAATTTTTTAGTTTGGAAAGTGATGTGCAATAATCGCTGATTTCCTGCGAGTTAACAATTGTGGATAAATTCTTATCGGGATAGGCTTTCGCCATAGCCGTAAGGTTTACCATAACATCACTCCCTTTCTCAAAAGGAATTATATTTCCGTTGTAATCGAATTTAATAATTGAAGTATTCATAATATTTAATTTTTTAGATTTTGCTCAATAGAAAAGTTTCTCTCCCTTTTTTCGGAAAGTGAGGTAGCCCGATAAAAGACTACCAAACACGATAAGTATTTCAATCATGGTTGTTACTTCTTGACTATCCCCGTTCTTCTGTATTCCGCCCACTTATCGTACTGCTTCGTCTTTACGAGGAAAGAGAAGCACGAGCATTTTAATTCAATCTCCCTGCGTTCGCTCCATCTTGTCCATTCGAGAAGTTTTTTCGTAAACTCCAGTTCCTTTTCGAGCTTTGCGATTTTCCGCTTGTCGGCTGCGCTTGATTTTACAACCTTTGGCGCAATCTCGTTCACCTTGTGAAAGACTTCACGGTACACGTCAAATACGGGGCGAACTTTGCGGGCAATGAAGTATTCTAAGCAGGAGACGGAGAGGTGATAGTCAATCTTGTTTTGACCGCCTCTCGTTCGCTCACCATTTTGGGCGAGCGGCTGATAATCAATATTTTCTATGAAATTTTCCTTTAAAGCACGTACCGCTTTATCTTTAGCGGAATAGCATAGCATCCAGCAACTATCAAGGTTTACTGGATAGGAAAGATTTGACTTTGAAAGTTCTAAAATAGCTTTGAAATAACGTTTGATTTCTTCGGTTGAAGAAGATAAAGTGAGGGCGTACGTTTCGTGTACTAACGTAGATTGTGGGGTACATATTGTTCTCCCATTCTCTAATTTTGTTTTCTTTGGCATTGTTGAACAAAATTTGAGTTATGTATAAAAAGAAAGCTGTCCGCTTCCCAATTTCTCGCCAAAGAAACTACACAAGATTAATGCGTAGCCAACAAGGGAATGCGAACAGCCTTTTATCTTTTCAGATATAAGCAGTCAAATGGATATAAAAAATCCACGTCATTAATCTTATGTCAGCTTCTTTGGCGTTGAAACTGCCGCAAAGATACACACTCAAATCAAAATGCCAAAGGAAAACTATATTTTTTTAATCCAAAGTCTTGATAGCAATTTCAACACGAGGATTGTCCTTATCAACGAATTTGCGTGCATGGATAAGGCAGCAGTTGTTATCGTTCTTGATACACTTTACAATTCAACTTCCTTGATTATAAATTCTATTCTTGGATTTACTTTGTCTATAAACTTCTCTGCTACTATCTTCACGCAATTACGGTCATTCTTGATAGCTTTGCATCCTTGTAGACAATCAAGTACTGTCTTGAAACAATTGTCGAGGTCTGGGCGTTGGTTTTCATAGAATACATTCAAATAAAGTTCAAACAGCCCTGCTATCATCTTGCCTCTGTACTGGTTACATTGTAGATAGAACGACTTTTCATATTCATTCAATGCCGGCTGTTTGGCAAGACTGCCATGACCGCGGATTGTTATAACTTTATAACAATTAGATTTACTCGGTATCTTGCCCCTTATTATCTGTTTATTATATATCATGTTATGGTAGTTTTAATTTTATTTCATTGATAAGTTCTTCATTGGATATACAATAGCCGACATTAGCTATGTCGCATAAATGCCTTTTTAAATCGGTCGGATTGTTAAATTCAATAGATTGCTCTCCAAAAAGAGTAATTGGGATTCCTTTTTTATATACCACATGCCCTCGTTTTTCTATTTCTTCAATCAAATCTTCATCAGAGGCAACGGTCATAAAATCATCGAGATAATCGTCTAAATATATGTCCGTCTCGGTTGTGATTGTAATATACTCTCTTTTTTTCTTCATATATATTTGATTTTAAGTTCCACATCCACCGGCTTATCTTTCATCATAGAGAAGGCATCGAGTATCCTCTCCTTAGTCAACTGGATAGGTCGGGTCATTATTTCACTCTCTATGTTTTCCAATGGTATCTTCTTTCCGTCATAGGTAATAAGAACCGCAGAAGTTATTACATAAGGACTCATGTCTTGTATTGTTTCTTTATCTGCCTTGCAATCTTCTTGTTCAACTTACTTAGACGCTCTGCCTGCTTGCTGTCACCTCCAATATTATGAATGTCTGACTTTCGGTCTGCGATAAGCTTCTGAATGATTGCACCTTCGGATTTGGTTACTGTAAGTTTCATAATGGATTGTATTAGTGGGGAAGTTCTGAATCGAACAGAACACGTTATTTTGCTGGATGGTAAAGGATAATAAACTAATGAATAACTAATACTAATTTTAAAACAAAATAATTGGCAATCAAAAAGAATAACCGCCCAATACATTCAACGCTACCATATTCCCCATTTTCTCGTCAGTCCCCGTATACAGTGCCATTGGCGTAATCCTGGTTGGGCTTGGCGAGATTGTATGGATAAAATTATTTTCCAAAAACACCTTCACAGGCTATCGCTCCCGGATAGGCAGTCAAGCCACACCGGGATAGTTAACTGTTAGCTGAAATTAAATCACTTAACCCGAACCTTTCACGGGACTTCTGCGTGAGCAGAGGGCGTTTAGTTAATAATTATGGTTATTTGTTAGGGATATACCAATCCGGGATATAATCATTCATTTTTAGCCTCACTTTCTATACTACCGTTCGGAATGACTTTAGGTTTATTTCCGGTCTTATCTATAATAACCGATTTGCCGCCAATTGTGACCTCTGTACACTGTCCCTCTGGGAATCTATTGATAAATCGGGATACTTCTGTATTACTATCATCCTCAGTCTCGTTTGGCTCATACGGATATACATCCATGATGGCGGTTTCCGCTACCGATGCAATTTGGTAGTCGGCCATTGTGCCTTTCATGCCTTCATCCAGATTCTTTACCGCATCACGCAAGTCGGCTGCCTGCACCAATACCTGGGTAGACGTTTTTTTCTCAGCACCGCTTTTCTCGTCCAATGTGATGAAAACCAGCTTGCATTTGAACCAACGGTCGGCGGCTTCCTCTTCGCATGGAAACAGTTCGCTATAGTTGGTACGTTTGATGTCCGATACTGTGAATTCTCCTGAAATAAACGGTGCCATCTCTTCGATGATACGTGCTTCTGCTTCCGTAAAACTGAGTGCATCTACCAGATAAGGTTCGGTAACTTTTTTGTTCATTCCGTTTTCCATTGTTTTTTCATAACGGATTTTACACTCAAACCATGTATGCATAATTTTCTATTTTAAATAAACGTTTTGTTTCTGTCTATTTCAATCTCCATTAATTGCAATAACCTCTCTTCATCAGGACTTGGAAGATAAACGCCGCATTCGGCACTCGCCCAATTACGAAAACGCTCAATGCTCGTTGTCATTTCTGCCGTATCTAAATCAGTGGAACTACGTAAAACTTCCATTTCTCCCAAAAACTTATCATTAATCCTACGGGTGAATATTGCAGGATTTACTAACTTTTTGTAATAGTTCTGTTTTACGTATTCCAGCGTGTTCCCCGTCTCACAAGCGAAGAAGCCTAAAAGGGTGTGCAGGTATTTGTTCTGCTGCGTTGTCCTCTTAGGCTTCTTTTCCGTCAGTTCCACAATGCAACCCTTTGAGAAGAGATAGTTACATCGTATTTTGAACTGCTCTTTGTGGAGTGGGTTGGATAGGTCGTATTGCATAATATTTTAGAATGGCAAATCATCTTGCGGGGATAATCCCGGAGCTTCCGCAATCTGTTCCGGTGTGGGGCTGCTCTGAACGGGCTTATATTCCTTGAAATCTCCAAAAATATACTGTATGCCTTCTTTGCGTTCTTCTTGTTTTGGGGCACAAGTAATAAAATGGGTATGCCCAAACTGTGAAGGTTCCTTGCGTTCGATAACCGCCACATTTAAATAAATTTTCTCTTTCCCGTCTTTGCAGATTACTTTCTTCATTTGCTCACGGGGAATGTCACTAAGACAAATACTTCCTGTTAAAATCATAATACTATTCTATTGTTTCTTTAAGTAAATACTTGGTCAAATCTCTGTATTCAGCCCATTCAAGAAAGGAGCGAAGCAGATTATAATTATCCTGCTCCATACCATCGTAGCGATAGCATGTTATTGCAGGACCATAACGTTTCAACGGAATACCTCTGACATCATATCCATGCTTTTCTTTATCATATCCTTCAAATATGAACAAATCAAAATGAAATATATCTGCATTGAATAATTGGAGATAAAATTTCCATTGGCAAGAATTTATGTAATCGGCATCAATAGGATAAGAATATTTGGTTTTAATATCTCTTATTTCTATACCATCTATCATATCGGCACATCCTGTTATAATAGCATCTCCAAAATCCTTATATAACCGTATCTCATGGAAGGCATTCGGATATTCGCCTCGGTAAGCAAGTGCGGTTTTACATTGCGGAATATCCATAATAACTTTATCGCCTTCTATATCAAATGACCTTCCGCAAGGTACAGGTTCTTTTTGTTCTTTACCGTAATATAGAAAGGTGCGTTCCCCAGCGTCAACCTTTTCGCATTTCGGCGCACCCTCTTCTATAATTTTATGGAAAGCCTTCCCGATTTTCGTATAGAAATTTCCAGTGAAAACACCAGTTATACTGTCAATAACAGACTGCTCTGTTATCTCATAACTGGCGTAATCGCTTTGCTCTATGTATTTTCGAAATGCTTCCAGTTGTGTTACCCTAATAAGAGGAAGTTTATTATTCATATTCATATCTGAATCCCTTATATTTTGTTCCATGCTTTAGAGACCTCCAAACATCACGCTTGTTCAAACCATATCTTTCTGCTTCACGTAAAGAGCTAAACCTATTAACTGCTATTCCGTTACCGTCTATCTGTATAATAGGAATACTTGTTGCGTTTCTATTCTTTTGGTGTATATTGCTATATTTCATGTTATATTTTTGAGTACACCATTCAAGGTTTGAATATTTATTATTTCTTCTGTTCTCATCTTTATGGTTGATGACATTATACTCGGATGGATTAGGATTGTGAACAAATTGCAATGCTACTAAACGATGTGTTTTAGCATGTTTCTTCCTACCTAATTGAAAGGTCTCATATCCATGTGTATCAATTACAGGATTAAGAACGCGACCTTTATAAAATCGTCTTCTACCATCTTTATAAACCAACCACCTATCCAATGATTTTACTCTACCAAGGTTTGATACTTTGTAAAGCCCTTCAAACCCAACTACATCTTTCCAAACTTCCTCCTCTTCTTTCATGCTTTAATAAACATTTTTTTGTCCTTGTCGAATGCGTATCCTTTTGTAGCAAGATTTTTTTGCATTTCAGAGAAGAACGGTAATTGCATGATTTTAGGCAGTGTCTTGGCTGCTTCCATCAATGAGATAATATCTTCATCAGTAATTGCAGCCGCAAGTTGCTCTCGTATTGCTGCAAGCTGCTCGTTGGCTTTTGCTTGTGCTTCTCCTTTTCCTTGAATAGATATTTTGACTTTTGAAACAATGTCAGACATGCAAGTATCAAATTGGGTTGTGCCATAATCTGGAATAGTAACAGTTTCAAGCCCGGCAACATTTTTCCCTACAAAATTATCTAACGGAGCAAAAGATATACAGCGTTTACCATTTTGGATAAATACATATCCAACTTGATCTGCAATTCTAACAAGCAGGTCTTTAGATTGCCCGGTACAATCTGGAGAGTGCTTTATCACATCACCATCTGCAGTTTCTTTATCATGGCAGATAAATATTATATCAGAGCCATTTGAACGAAGAAAATTGACGAACTCTTTGAAATCTTCGCCCATCTGTCCGAAACGTTTTAAAGAATTTGTTTTTAACTTATAGTTGTTTTCAATGGCATATTGGCTCAAATAATCGTCAAGCATAGACTTGGCTGTATCAACTATAATTGTTTTATACTCTTTCATTGCTTCCCGCTCACTATCTATGTCTTTCCAGTTTTTAGCCATTATAGTATCACAACGCTGTACTGCTCGGTCTGCACCTCTGTCGCAATCAATCAATAAGGGGGTATCGGCTGTTGTAGCAACACTTGTTTTCCCACTTCCCGGTACTCCATAAAGTACAATAATAACAGGACGTTCAGGTAGAACGTCATTCTTTTTTACGATTGGCATAATTTTATAATATTAAGTTTAGCAATATCTTGATAGTCCTTGACTAAGGCAGATGTTCTTTCTTTCTTCTTCCAAGCTCTTTTCTGTATATCCAAATGAAATACGAGCGGAATATTGTTTCAGCCTTTTATTAGAGGCTTTTCTATCTTCGTTCAAGAGGTTTTCCTCTTTATTCTTTGAAGACTGTTTCACTTTATTTTCCATTGTATTTTGTTTTTAAACCGCCCGTACAAGGTTAAAGGGAAGCGGTGCGCACTTCGCTTCTCTCACGGCTTTTAGTACGGTAATAGCTCTGACCTTTTCTGCGGCTGAATTTGGTTATTTATATCTCCATTTATAAGAACCGGCTGATGCTCTTTCCCCTCTTGCGCATGCTGCTATAGTTCCTTGATTTATTTTAGTAACTCTGGAAGCCTCTCTTGTGCTTCCGTATTCTTGAATTGGCACTCCTGTTAAACTATATTGTATTATAACTTTAGATGAATGATTTAGACTGCCGAATCTGCCTAAATTAGGAGTTTTTTTTAACCCAATTCTATATGCGTGTTTTTGATTATCAGAGGAAGAACACCATTCAAGATTTTCTACTTTATTATTAAATTTATTACCGTCTCTATGATTAACTTGTGGAAGATTATTAGGGTTAGGAATAAAAGCTTTAGCTACAAGCCTATGTATAGTGAATCTATTCATTACACATTTTCTACTAAGACTAATATTTAAATAAAGAGAACAACTATTAGGCTTTAAAATTTTACTATGAACATGTCTTACTCCATTTATATGGTTTACATATCTGCTCACAGATTTTACTCTACCTAAACTGGATATTTGATATATCCCTTCATATCCAATTATATCTTTCCAAATTTCTTGTTCCATAATTTATTTTTAAGAGGAAGGAGACAAGGGCAGACGACCTTTGTATGCTTATCCTATCTGGATGTCTTTCCAAATGTCAATAAATTGTTTTGCCGAATATTCCGCAAGTTCGCGTGTTTTATAACAAAGGCGAGACCCGCTACCCGCAGCCGCCGCAACATCGTAATACGAAGCGCAGAAAGCGAAAGAGGAAGGAGACATAATGAAATAGGGATAATACTTGTTCTCATCCGAGTTATCCCAGTCTGCTTTCCAGCCTTCATTCAGAGCTTCCGTAATAACTTCCATTTTATATAACGCAATGAAATGCCTGCGCATGTCTTTGGGTAAATCTGAAAAATCAGGGACACCTTTTCTTCCTGTTTCTTCCATTGCGTCTTCAAACGTTTTGATTCTATCCATTACGTTTTGATTGGCAAATATTTCTTTGCCGTATAGATTTTCAAGCATCTGCTTTCCTTTATTGTCCGCTTCTCTCCAAGCCTTTAAAGCGTTCTTTTTATCTACATTTAAAGTCATAATTGTAAGTTTATAGGGTTATAGAATAAATTGTTTCCACAAATCAATGAATTGCTTCCCGCAATAATTGGAAAGCTTTTCGCTTTTCAAACAAAGGCGAGACCCGCTACCCGCAGCCGCACACGCAACATCGTAATACGAAGCGCAGAAAGCGAAAGAGGAAGGAGACCCATTAGGCTTGAACCACGGATACCAGCGTTTCACGTTAGCATTGCATACATTAAGTTTCTGACCTCCATTTAGAGCTTCCGTAACGATAGCCAGCTTTTGATAAGCAATATCGTGTTCCGTCAAGCCTAACTCCAATAGCTTTTTCTCATCGAGTGGTTCCCTTCCCAACTCGTGGCAAGCATCAAGGTAGGTTTTCACTCTTTCTGTAACGTCTTGTGAAAAGAAATCCTTTCCAAAAGATTCTTCCAATACTGTTTTTAATTCTTTTGAACCGCTCCGATATAGTTCACGGGCTTTTTGTTCACTTAATTGTAATGTTTTCATATGATTGTTATTAATTGGTTTCAAGAAAAAGCCGGACTATCTTCACAGACCGCCCGGCTACGACTAAACAAATACTTCATCTGTAGTGAAGATGTTGCGACACCCGGACTCGAACCGGGACGAGTTGTCAAGCTCCACACATCTAAGATTTGACATTCCTATCATAGAGTGCTGCGTCTACCATTCCACCATGTCGCAGTGTTTCCCGACCAGCACGTGGACGGGATTTGAAAAATACTCTAATTAACTCCTAATGCAAGGTTATGCCTCCACGGGGTTATCGTACTTACTATATTCTGATAAGATATACTCTTTTTCTTCATAATTTAAGGAATACGCTTTATCCATGAATTTTATTGCCATGTCCTCGTTGTTATCAGAAAGCGGATAGTAGTCGGAAGCAAATTTGTAAACTAACCATTCTAATCTCTTGTATTTTGCCTTGACTTCTTTAAGTCGGCTGTGTATTTCCGAAATAATTTCCGAAGCTTCGCCTAACTGCACATCATATTCCTCTTTGTCTTTCTGGGCTTGCTCTTTCAGTACCTTGTTCTGCGCCAAAAAACCGGAAATTTTGGTATAGAGTTCTTGGGAATACACAAAATCTGAATTGACAGAGAAATCGGGGCTGTTGGAATAAGAATATTTCTCTTTCTTGACAAGATACTTATAATCACTTCCTGTTTTACTCCAATCATATTCAACCTTACGCAGAGTTTTTGCATTTCGCAATGCTTCTGCAACCGCATTCGCTTCTTCTATGCTTGTAAAAGCAAAATCTCCAAGAAATGGAATGGTGAAAACTTTCAAATCACCCGGTTCAATATCAAACAGTTCAGGAGCCTGCGGCCTATCCATGATTTTAATGCCTTCCTCCATCATCCGGAGTTTTATCATTTTCTGTACATCTTCATCCGTTAATGCAAGGATTTCTTGCTCGGTCATTTCTGTAATTTTTTTCATATTGCTTGTTTTTTAAAATGAGTACTATCTGTTTTATCGTTCCCGTGAGCGTTCCGATGTTAAGCCTTACCACTCGCCTTAGGGTGAGCCACGGGATTATATATAATAAGCGTGTACGGGCGCCTTTCATTACCACCGCATACTTTATACCGATTTAAGACTGTATCGGACGCTTATGTTGTCTTTATGACCTTTGTCTCTTGCGATACGGACGCCCAAACCGCATACTCTTTACCGTAGGACATTTCGGTGCGAAGAGACAATCACGATAACCAAGCCTATACGGAGTCCCCGCGTTTCCGCTATCCGTAATCCTCGGTTATATTGAAATAAGTCTAAATATCAAATACTTAAACCTTATTTCACATTCAATACGTCAAAGAACTATGTATTTTGCTCCCTCTGCACGACTCGAACGTGCGACCTTCGCTAACCGGAAATTACCGGATACTAAACCTTCGAACAAGTAACCATAGCGATGCTCTGCCTGTCTGAGCTAAGAGGAAGGAGCGTTGTTCACACAACGCGGTTTTAATAGTCAAGACTGTCGTAATACTGCTTGTTGTTCATATATTCAGATACTACCGCCGACCGTGAGCTGTCGTTTATCCGGCTTCTGATGAAGTCATACTTATCGGAACTCATGCCAGATAATACATCATCGTTGTATTCTACACGGCTGCTGTATATACATCCCGCCATTATTGCTATTATTAGAGCAATCCGAAGAAGAAGAGAAGTGATTCTGTTTAAGCTATAGGGTTTCATCTTTCCAAATATTTAATCAATGCCGATTTCTTAAATCGAAGAAGTCTACCGTTTTTTGTATGAGGAATATTAGATATATTGTTATACAAAGTACCAACACTGCACCCAAGAATATTAGCAGCCTCTCCTACCCCAACCCATTCATCCGAACATTCAATCACTGTTTCCTCTACAATCCTTTTCACGTCCTTGCGCATAAGTTTGTACAGTTCTTCTGCTAATATTCTTGCTTCTGTGCGAGTCATAACTTTTTAACGGCTGTAATTGTAATTTCCCATGTTTTCGTATTAATAGACACCTTATATCTCTCTACATCCGGTCTTGGGTCTGCTAACGCGGCTCTATAAGCAACAGCTCTCGCTGAATCGCAAGCTCTGTAATCACTTAGACGTACAGTAAGCGAAGTCCCTGGTTTAATCTTCAAAATATCTTCTCTTGTTATTTTCATATCATTTATTATATAAATTTTCTCATTTTATTTGCTTTTATATAGAAAATACACTATATTCGCCGATGTAAAAACAAAAGATAAGCGGCTTTTATAGTTGCTTCTGTTTTTTATGCCTTGTTGCTGTCGTTCTTTCGTTCTAAGAACACTGCAAAGATAGTACATTTATTTTGTACCAAAAAGAAAAGGTACAGAAAATATGTATGTTATAAAACATGTTTAGCCAAGACATAAAAACATGTCTAAAAATTGGTCTTTGAAATGTTGTACAATCGGTTATTATTCGAATTTAAAGGATAGCTGTACTTTCACTTTTTTAAACCTGTCATTTGGAAGGTTGTGTAATCGGACTATATCATTCATGGAGTTTGTACATATGGAGTCAACCATTTCATTGTATTTGTCTCCATCATGTCCTTTTACTCAGCGAAAACATACAGAGCTAAGTGTCTTTACCCGTTCGTTGTATTTGATTATCAAATCTGTGTTTTTCTTCGGCTTCCAAATACCAGAAAAGACGTTGATTGCATATTTGCTGTCTGAATACACGGTTAGGTCAGAACCTTCGGGGACGGAACAAACAGCGCTTATGATAGCAAGCATTTCCATACGGTTATTGGTCGTATAAAGAAAGCCCTTTGAAGCGGTTTTTACAACTTCTCCCCTATGGATTATCAGATAGGCTGAACCTCCCTCTCCATACACTGATGTGTTTTGACATCCTCCGTCTGTATATGCTATATATTTACTCATTGTCTTGGTATTTTATATGTTAAATTATCACGCACGTATGTGTTTATATACGCTGTATAATCCCATTCTCTCTGTAAATAATATATGTTCCCAAAATAGAAATATCATAAATAAGCAGCGTTAATGGGATTATCAAACGGATTTTCATAAACAGGATGCTTGGACACTTTGAGATTTGCTGATTCTACACGCTTCTTGTGATTATAAATAACGTGCTTATATTTCTCGGTAGTCCCTCTGTCGCATATAGAGTAAGAACAAGGAATGACAATCCATCCGCTTCCGTCTTTGGGGTTATAGATAAAATGTTTCCTTCCCGTTCTTTTGCGCCACTCTTCAACGGTGTTGGCATTCACGGTATGGATAACCATTTCCCCGTGCGCCCTTGTCTTGGAGATTACTCCGTTTCGGAACATTTCATTCATCAATCTGTGTGCGGTACTTTTGCTTGAACCGGATATATTTCCAAGTTTGCGCAAAGTCAAATCTTTGGTAAGGGCACAACGTTTTTGTTTCGATTTCCCGTTACTCTGCGGAAAGTTGTCTCTATCAATAGAGTTGACTGCACAAAGAAGCATAATACAGTTCAGCTCATGCACAAGCATGCGAATTGAATATTCCTTCTTATTCAGTTTATAGCAATAATCAGAGGTGTAAATAAAAGGCGTACGCCCTATTGACCTTTTGATTTCCTTGCTTTTAAAAGTGTTTGCAAGAAAGCTGCCTCCTTTTACGGAAAACAGAAAACTGTCGTTTAACGCTCCGTTAATAAGGCGTTTGGCTTTATCGTGAGAAACATGAAACAGTTTCATCACTTTATAAGGGGTTACATCGGTAAGTACAGAATTTGAATACAGACACTTGATACCAATAGCAAAGGCAAGCAATTCTTTTTCAGCCTTGCTTGCCTTGTATCTTTTGATTATATCTATTGGTATATTAAGTATGTCCATTGACCGATTGTATTTTATATAAAGAATGAATCCCGTAATAGGTAGCAGCTATCACAGGATTCATCTCATATAATTATCCCGAAAGGGGTAAGTATAAACAATGTCAATTGAACAACTGCTACTTGTTACGGCGACAAATATAGTACATATTTTCTGTACTACAAAATAAAAAGTGAAAAATTATGGATGATGTCACAAAAAGGTTTTTTGAAGTACTTGACAAAGTCGGTATAAGCGGAGCCTCTTTATGTAAAGAGATTCCAGATTTGACCAAACAAAAACTTTCCAATGCAAGGAATGGAAGAAATAGCATACAAATAGATGTTGTAAGCTATGTATGCTCACATTACAATAATATAAACTCTGGATATATATTGACAGGAAGAGGAAGCATGTTCTTTGAAGAAAGCTTACAAGTTGAAAGTTCAAAAGTTAACATTATTTCAGACAAGGAGCAAGATGACATTAAAAAAGATTTAGAGATAGCAGTAACACAACTGGAAGAAGACCGAGATACCATAAAAGTCCTAAAAAAAATAATAAAAAGACAGCTTTCAGAAATAGAAGAACTTAAAAAAGCATTAAAGATGCAATCTCCCGCTTAAACAATAAACAAAAGATAGATGTTATCAAAAAAAAAGCCTGAGTAACAAAAAATGAAAAATCTAAAAGAAAGACTCACCACTGCTGTAGATAGCATCTTAGTTGAAGAATTAGAAATTTTACACATTTTATACGGCATGCAAATCATTCCCTGCAAAAAGGAACATACTATGACTAATACATTTGATTTGCGTAGTCTAAATCAAGACTTGTTAAATGAAGAAAAAGGAAACACAAGAGGAAAGAGCAATAGACCGACTAAAGATATTTATCGAATACGCAAAAACGGAATTAAAGGTAATAAAGGGATATAGCTCCTTTGAAGCTTATTGCGGATTAGGAAACGGATACATCAGCAACTCGGACAAAAAAGGAAAAAGTAAAGGAACAATAGGAAGCGATTTGATAGCACGTATATCAGATGCTTTCCCTATGCTTAATGTTAAATGGCTATGCTCTGGAAAAGGAAATATGATAGATGATTCTTGGAGGTACGAAGAAAAGATTATAGCCATAAAAAGGATACTAATGTGATACCATTAAATAAAAACATAAAATAACTATTTGATAATCAATGATATAATTTTTATAATACAATTCCAAGCGGATCACTTGAAAATCAAGCAGCTATCTAAAAAGATAGCTGCTTTTTTCTTTTGTATATACTGCGATTTGACGGCTTTGATGTAAACGAACTAACGTAAAAACTTCAAAATAAAAAGCACACCTTCGCAAAAAGAAACATAAAAGAGGATAATCCGATATGATTACCAACCGGGAAGAAGTGATAGACAAGGCATTCAAGGTGTTTTTGAGGATGAACTACGAGAAAGCGAGGGGTCAACGTAACAATCTGAGGGATTTTATATTTAAGCATATAATTTAG